GGTATTATGGGGATTAAAATGGTTCCAATTGTTGATGAGTTTTTCGTATTACCTGACACTATTGAAGAGTTATTGAAATACGCCGAAGACAAATCTGTGTTGAATTCAAAATTTGATAGAGAAGGGGTTGTTATTCGTTCTAATGATAGAACAATCAGTTTCAAAGTTATCAGTAATAAATTCTTATTAAACGAGAAGTAATGGAAGAGAAGAAAATAAGAAAAACTATAATTCACGAGGAACTTAATGAGAAACAACAGGAAATGTATGATGAATGGTTATTACACATTAAAGCAATTTATGGTGAATATGGTGCATTCACTTGGAAAGTAACCCCAACAGGAATTGGGAGTGGTCTTGTGGTTTATAGTCACAAAACAAAAACAGAATTAGATTTAACCGACGTTGATAGTTGGTAATTAATAAAAAAGTATTACCTTTGTGGTATGTTAGAAAGATTGAACAAATATTATGATGAGGGTTTGGTACAAAAACAATCGCACCCAACCCTTCCTTTAACTATATGGAACTACACTCCAAAAGTACAATATGGGGTGACTGGTGACCAATATAAGTTATGGGATGATATCACTGTGCAATGCCGAGGTTTAGTTACCGATGATAACGGAGTTGTGGTTGCAAGACCATTTAAAAAATTCTTTAACATAGAAGAAAACCGACATACCTCAACTTCAGATTTTGAAGTATATGAAAAAATGGACGGTTCTTTAGGAATCCTATTCAACTATAAAGGAGAATGGGTTCTTGCAACTCGTGGTTCTTTCACTTCTGACCAGGCGGTTAAAGGTACTGAGTTACTTCAGAAATACGACTATAATAAATTACATTCTGATTACACTTATTTGTTTGAGATAATCTATCCTGAAAACAGAATAGTTTGTTCTTATGATTTTGAGGATTTAGTTTTATTAGGGATGATACACACTGAAAGTGGTGTTGAGGTTGATATCCATTTAGGTAATAATAACGATGTTAGGTTTAAAAATTTATTAAATAATCTTGAGTTAAACATTGTTAAAAAATACGACGGTATCAAAGATTATACTTTTTTGAAACGTATGATAGCAGATTCTAAAGAGGGTTTTGTTGTTAGATTTTCAAATGGTAATAGGATGAAAATAAAAGGTGAAGAATACCTTCGTCTTCATAAAATAATGACTAACGTATCTACAACTGCGGTTTGGGAAGTTTTAAGTTCTGGTGGTGATATGGAGGAAATAATAAAAGATGTTCCTGATGAGTTCTACAAGAAAATAAAAATGTATGTTCAGGAACTGAATTATCAGTTTTATCGTTATTCAGAATATGCTGGTAAGACTCATGATTATTTCCGATACGGTAAGTATGGTGATAACGAAAAAGAATATAGTAAAAAAGAATTTGCAGAACATTTGGTAAAATGTGATGTTCATCCTAAAGTAAAATCTATCTGTTTTGCTATGTGGGACCAAAAACCATATGACCATATCATATGGAATTTACTCAAACCAAAGTTTGAAAAACTATAAAACACGACATAAAGTCGTGTTTTTTTTTGTTATCATTATATTTATTATAAAAAATTATTGCTAATGTCAACAGAAGTTATTGTAGCGTTTATAACAGGTGTATTAGGTCCAGTTATTCTTCTATACGCAAAAAACAAATTTGAGAAGAACAAAGAAAAACCTGATATGGTTAAAGAAGCACTACAAGTTAGTGAATTGATTACCTCAAAGATTGAACACATCAAAGAAGAATTCAAAGCCGATAGAGTTTGGATTACTCAATTCCATAATGGAGGTCACTTTTACCCCACGGGTAAATCAATGGCAAAATTCAGTGTTATTTATGAATCTGTCGCACCATCAGTAAATTCAATCCAATTAAATTTTCAAAATATCCCTGTTAATTTATTTAGTAAGTCTATTAATCAATTATATGAAAATGATGTAATTGAAATTTCTGACTTTAAAGACGATACAATCTCAACATTTGGTTTAAAATATATTGCTGAAGATACAGGATGCAAATCAGGTTTCTTATTTGCAATTAAAACCATTGACGATAAATTCATTGGTACTTTAGGTATTGATTATACTAAAAGAAAAACAAAACTTGATATGGAATCTATAAATCACCTACAAGTTCATGCAACCGCAATCGGTGGAGTTCTTATGGGTCACCTAAACGGGTAACAATTCCGAATCTCATTATATTTATTAAGATGAGACGATTCCTAAACGAAACTTTACAAACACCAAACCCTTCAGATTATACTAATACTGACTTCAAACCATTTGTTGTTGGTAGAAGTAATCCGTTATCGGATAAGATAAATCCATCCTTATTGAAGGATGTTGATACCGCAGCCAAAAAAGCCAATGTTAAGGTTAGTATTACAACCGCAGTTAGTGGCCACGATAAAGGTTCTCGACATGAAAAAGGTTTAGCCGTTGATATTGCGATGGTTAATGGACAAGGTTTTGGTAGTGAAAAAGCCGCAAAACAAAAAGGTATTTACGATGATATTATGAGATTTGTCTCTGAATTAGAGAGTCTTGGGTATGTTAAGAATAGTGAATCAGGTAATGATAAAGCGGTTTTAACTTTCGGATTCCCAAACCATCATCACCATGTACACGTCTCAAGAAATTCAGATACAGGGGTATCAGATAGTAACGGTAAGGTTTCACCCGAGGTTAAACCCGATTCTCAAAAAACACCTGACTCTGGTGAAAATTATGATAATATTGATTTTGAAAGCTCATCAGAGAGTAATAATGTTATTCAAAGTTTTTTAAACCCATTATTAAACACATTAGGTTTTAAAGAAGGAGAAGAACCTACAAATAAATTGGTTGAGGATATTAAAAGAATTAAAAATTTATTATAATGGAAAGATTTATTAATCCAGCACCATACGGTAATATGAAATCATCAATAATGTCAAAATCTGTTGATTTAATTTCATACCCAAATTCAAAATTAATAAATCCATATGATGGTGTTATTGTTTTTGACAGAACTCCTTCTTGTGAAAACTTAATTAAAATTAAACATGAGTTTAATGGTGATAATGTATATTCTGAATTTTGTAATGTTGGTAAGTCATTTGTTTCACCAGGAGATAGAATAAAACAAGGTCAAATTATTGGACATTTCACTGACGATAGAATTGGGTACTCAATTAAAAACGATGATGATAAAAAATTAGACGTGTCAAAATATATGGAAGGGTTTAAACCTAAAAAAGAAGACTCTAAAAAAGAGGGACCAAAAAAAGAAGACCCTAAAAAAGAAGACCCTAAAAAAGAGATTAATAAAATTGATGTCGGTAATAAAGACGTTGGTTCTGGTAATATATTCTTAGATACTTTACTATCCCCATTTTCAATCGCAAATGATATTACAAGTGGTGTTGGTAAAGAGATTAAGAAATCCTTTAAAGAAGATTACGGTGGTAATAAAAGACTTACAGAACAAATAGATAAGATTAAAAAAATTATAAAGCATTAAAAAACCCCCTTTTCAGGGGGTTTTGTTTTTTACTTAACAGATTGAACTGAAGTGGTGTCTACTAAAGTAGAGTCTACACTGATTTTAGTTGAGTCTGTGGCTACAGATGTACTGTCTGCCGTTGTTAGAGTTTCCTCAGTTTGAGTTGATTGTCCACAAGATACCATCATCATTGTTCCTGTAACCAACATAGCGAAAATTACTTTTTTCATGTTATATTTGTTTTTATTGATAAATAAATAGGTGATTGTTGACGTAAAATCAACTTATACTTTAAAATAATTCAGATTTTCTTAACAAAGTACAATATTTATATAAAAAATAAAAAAATATACTGTTTAGGTATTGTCAGAACAGTTTTTTTTATTATCTTTGTAAAACAATTCGGGGTTAGGTTGACAATCTGTTATAAAATCGTGGTTTCCTAAGACTGAAAAAAAAAACAAAAAAAAGATTTGGTAAATCGAAAAACTTTACCTACCTTTGTACAACAAAAGAGATAGACAACGATTCAGATACAAATCTCTAAAAAAAATAAAAAAAGATTTGGTAAATCAAAAAAGTTTACCTACCTTTGTAAAACAAATCGGAAACGTCCGAAGAAGTTCTTTGACATATTATTATCCATTATAACACTTCGGTGTTGTATAAACGATAATCGGCCGTATATGGTCGTTAAATAAACCTCGAAAGGGGGATAAAGTGAAATCATAAGTGTTAATGGTTTTGCGGTTCGGGTAACCGAACTCGAGTATACAAGTGGGATATCAGTGAGCCTGTAGTACCGAGGATAACTTCGTAGGGAAATGGAAAACTGAACGGGCAATGTGGATTGTCAGTTTGAGGTGGGAACACCAATAAGAATAACCCATAGGAATCAAGTGAGAAGTGTACTCCAAATACACAATTGCGGGTTCCAATATAAGAGGTGACTTAAAACCGAAGGGATTAACCTGAAGGTAAGATAGAGAACGAATGGTGTCGCTACTATCCTTACCACAGACCCACCAAGGTCTTGGTACGAAGTAATCTTAAAATATGAGAGTGGGGACACTCTACCGAGTAGACAAGTATCTTGTTGTTCAAAAGATAACGAGGCTTAAGACGGACCTCTACTTGGAATCATCCACAACACAAAACTTATACTAAATTTAAGTAAAACTAAAAGACATATAAGCAAAAGTGTTCGTCAGGTTTTGATGAAAGTCGCCTACATAGTCATGAGTTGTTCATGGCATACTGAGACCGCAAGTCGATGTATATTGTTACCAAAAACCTCCAAGGAGTCGAATCCTGAGTCAGTTCGCAAGATTGAAGAGAGTAGAGTAGTAATAGAGTAGTTAAAACCTTAAGGAGTGATTGGTCTAACCAATCGGCGATGAGAGTTACCATTCAAAAGATGGTGGAAATGAAGGGAACCAAATAATCCTTCTAAAGATTCTCACAAAACGGTGTATTCTCAGCCTTTAGCCAACCAAAACTATGAAAACAGTGACTCCAATACAGAGAAAAGAGGTAATTACGGTATATTCCTCAAGGTAATGAGTTTAAACTTTCCCTTAAAAAAGTCCCATAGAGTGTGTGTTTTTGGTTTTATACTATGTTACAACCTTTATCTGCTCTGATTGATAAATACAAAAAACTAGTGTGTTTGTGTCAAGACAAGACATCTTCGCTAAAAGATAAAAAACGTCAACACCGATATTCTTAGGTTGTGGATTTTTGTGATAACCACAGGTTTTTTATAGGTGTCTAAATAAGTAAAAAACCAAAAAACATAGACGTTTAGGTCGCGGATATTCACCTCACGATAGAAGGTCCCATTCGGTGTCACAAACTGATGGAGTGGTTAAGGTTGTACCACTGAGTAAAAAGCCCAACGGGAATAACATGACGATGTTATTCCCTTTTTTTATGCACTAAAATATAATAATCATACAACACTAATCTATAATTTTAACGCATAAAAAAACCCCATCCGAAGATGAGGTTTAATGAGTGGAGGTAGAGGGGTTCGAACCCTCGTGTTGTACACCTTACCTATTAAGGACTACACGCTTAGGATAACATTTTCTAATGTTCCAAAAATAGTTAGTTCGTTCTTCACCATCGTAAACTAACAACCAATGGATGACTCGATTTTGGGTTCAGTCATTTTTCCACCTTTGTATAGACTTCTGTTCCTAGGTTGTATGTCCACCGACCCGTATGGTGTTTCCTATATGTTAGGCAACAACCGCAGCTTCTTCACGGATTAATCCGATGGTCGCCATTTTGTCTAAAACGTTTCCGTTTACAGTTTACATCCGTAGATTTAAGTGATAGGATACATCTCACTGCGTGCCCCGAATAACTAACAATGCCAGTCAATTCCAAGTTACCCCCATATGTTAAAGAACTTATTTCTTTTACAAAGATAGTAAAGTTTTACCAATTACCAAACTATTTTATATTTATATGTAAATAAATATTTGTGGAGGAATCAAAAAACGCTAAGATAATATTTGAGAACGAGTATGTCGTATTGGTACAGGTGTTCAATAAGAACGCAGCGACCTATTACGGACCCCCCAAGGTTACTGAATTGTATGACCGAGATTTTAGTCATGGTGATTTATATTTTGCCGTGAGTAAATACAATCCTGGCCCTGAGTATATATACACACTATACAAACCTACCGATGGTGAGCTTGAATATTATTCAGGTATCGAATTAAAACTTGAAAGTTACGACAACATCACATTTAAGTATCCGTACCTAAAACCCTACGTCCAAGATATTATGGGGAATAGTGAGATATACGATTTATTATTAAAAATTAAAAACGGTCAAAAGGTTAATAACTGGGATGCTAATAGATTTGACCCAATTGTATATGATATTAAGTTTAATGAACAAACACCTGGTAAAAGTAGAGTTAAATTAAAGTTTGATGATTATGAGGATTATTGGAAATTATTTGAGTTAACTGAAGGAGATATTTGGTTTGGAAATTACGTATATTCTAATTATGATTCCTACCAATTTGAAAGTGAAGATTTCGCTGATGAGGATTGGAAACAGGGTTATTTGTTACGGGAATTAAATGACGAAAACCAAATTAAACTAAAAGAAATTTTAAAATTATTATCGCCAGAACTATCTCAGTTACGAAATGATGAAGAATGGGAAAAAGCGTCTAATTTACTATTATCAACATTTGAACGTGAATGTGAGGGAATTAAATCTGAATGGTTGTCAGAAAAAAATAACTGTAAAGAACGAGGTGCCCGTAAGATGATTGAAGACGACTGTTGTAATTTCTTCCAAAATTATGGAATATTCAATATGGGTAATTGTTTTTATAGTTATGTGACAACAGTGTCGGTATTATTATCTTTATATAAAATGGTTGATGAAAGACATTTCACGGTTAGTGAGGTTTTAAGTGATATTGGTCATAAATCAGGAAATCTTGGTGGATGGGAAGAATATTCTTATGAACAGGATTGTATTGATTTTGATGATGAATCGTTCAATCGTAGTTGTGGTTGGCAATTAGATAAGATGTTTACTAAACTTGAGGATTCTGACGAATTTGAGGATATTAAAAAATTCTCAGATAATGCTTCGAAAATTTTAAGTAAGTACGACATGGAAACTAATTACAAATTACCCAAAGACGAAACAAAAACATTTAGTATAATTAAAATGGACCCAAAAACTAATAAAGTCCATGTTGTTGTTTCAGTTAAGAATTCATATCAAGGCGAACAAAGAAGTTATGATTTTGAAGATTTTGACCAATTTTTACATCATCCCGAATTATTTGAAAATAGATTTGTCAAAGTAAAGTAATTTACTTATCTTTGGCCTATGGAAAGAAACTATCAATTACTAAAGGACGTTTTGTCGGTCCCAACAAAGACATATAAGGAAGACCGAATGATTGAGTTTTTAGTTAATTGGTTAACCGAAAACCAAATACCATTTCAGGTAGACGAACATCGAAACATTTATGCTACTAAGACATCTCAGGATATTACTGAAGATTTCTATTTCCCGTGTGTTATTGCTCATACTGATACCGTACATCAATTAGACGTAATTAACGTTAGAGAAATGGAATTACCTAACGCTCAGGGAGTAATTAAACCATCATTAAAAGCATTCAACGATTTTGGTGAACCAACAGGAATTGGTGGTGATGATAAATGCGGTGTTTACGCATGTTTAGAATTATTAAAAGAATTACCAAATCTTAAAGCCGCATTCTTTGTTTCAGAAGAAACAGGTTGCCACGGTTCAAAACAAGCGGATAAAAATTTCTTCGAGAATGTTGGATACGGAATTCAATTTGATGCTCCTGAAAACTGGATGGTTAGTGAGTTCTGTATGGGAGTTCAATTATTTGGTAGAGAAACCGAGTTCTTTAAATCATGTGATGAGGTTTTAACAGAAACATTCAATCCTGATAGAAAATATCAATCTCACCCATACACAGACGTGTACGCTTTGAAGAACACATTTGACTTCTCATGTATTAACTTCTCGATTGGGTACTACGACTACCACACTAGAGAAGAATACGTTGTAATCGAAGATGTTTATAATGGAATCAAAACGGGTAAAGAATTAATTGAGAAATTGGGTAATGTGAAATACCCATTCAAATCGAAACCACGATACAGTTATTTATTTGACTAATAAAAAACCCCTCCGTAAGGTGGGGTTATTTTTTGCTTATTAATGAACATAAAAAAAGGGGGTTATTCAACCCCTTTTCTTTTTCTTGTGACTTTCTTTTCCTCTTTAAACTTAACATCACCATTTTCACTTATTAACGTGTACTCAGTATTCTCTTGAATGTTACTCTTAAGAACCTCTTCAGATATAAAATCTTCAACTTTATCCTGAATAGCTCTTTTCAATGGACGAGCACCATACATTTCATCAAACCCAACCTCAGAAATCATATCTAAAATAGAATCGTCAAATTTAATATTATATTTAAGACCTGTCAATCTTTCAGATAAAATACTCAACTCAAGCTTAACAATTTTTTTAACATCTTCTTTCACTAGTGAATTAAAAATAATAACCTCATCAATACGGTTTAAAAATTCAGGGGCGAAAAACTTCTTAAGTTCCTTCTTCAAAACTTCTCTTTTTTGTTCTTCTTCAACGTAAGAACTCGAGTTAGTTTTAAATCCTACACCCGCACCAAACTCCTGTAGTTTTTTAACTCCAACGTTTGATGTCATGATAATGACACAGTTTTTGAAGTTAATTTTTCTTCCCATACCATCTGTAAGGTGACCGTCATCCAACACTTGTAATAATGTTGAAAATATGTCTTTGTTTGCCTTTTCAATCTCATCAAATAAAATTACTGAGTAAGGTTTGTTTTTAACTTGTTCAGTTAATTGACCACCTTCGTCATAACCTACATATCCTGGAGGGGCTCCAATTAATCTTGAGATACTATGTTTTTCTTGGTATTCAGACATGTCCACACGAATCATATTCTCCTCACTACCAAACATTTGTTTTGCCAATTGTTTTGCTAAGTAAGTTTTACCTACACCTGTTGAACCAAGGAAAATAAATGAACCAATTGGTTTATTAGGGTCTTTAATACCTAATCTGTTTCGTCTGATTGACTTAGCAATTTTCATAACCGCTTCAGATTGGCCAATTACTTTGTCAGATAAACTACCCTCTAATTGAGATAGTAACATCGTCTCATTAGCATTCAATTTACTAATAGGAATTTTAGTCATGTTTGAAACGACCTCATAAACCAATTCGATAGAAACTTCTTTTTTCTTAATCTGAAGTTCCTCCTCAAATTTTTTCTTCTCAATATCTAATTTATTGAGAATACGTTTTTCCTTGTCACGTAGATTTGCCGCCTCTTCGTAATTTTGTTTTTTAACAACCTCAAGTTTTTCAATTTTAACGTCGGCAGCTTCTTGTTTTAATTTTTCAATAATGTCAGGCATTTTAATCTCAACTTGACATCTCGCACCTACCTCATCAATAATGTCGAATGCCTTATCAGGAAACTCTCTGTCGGTGATATATCTTGCCGCCAAATCAACACATACTGAAAGTATTTCATCAGTATAAGATACCTTGTGGAATGATTCGTATTTATCTTTAACATTCTTAAGAATCTCCAAAGTCTCTTCTTTAGTCGCCGCGTCAACAATTACCTTTTGAAAACGTCTTTCTAATGCTCCGTCTTTCTCAAAGTTCTTACGATACTCATCAAGAGTTGTTGCACCAACACATTGAATTTCTCCACGGGCAAGTGCTGGTTTGAAGATGTTTGATGCGTCTAACGAACCTGATGAATTACCTGCACCAACTATTGTGTGAATTTCGTCAATAAAGACAATGATATTTGGTGCGTTTTGTAACTCCTCGATAATTACTTTCATACGTTCCTCAAACTGACCACGGTATTTTGTACCCGCAACAATCGATGTCATGTCTAACGAAACAATTCTTTTATCCATTAAATTTCTTGGACATTCACCGTTAAAAATTTTAATTGCTAATCCTTCTACGATTGCGGTTTTACCACAACCAGGTTCACCAATAATAATAGGGTTATTTTTCTTTCTACGAGAAAGGATTTGAGCAATCCTTGTAATTTCTCTTTCTCTACCAACAACAGGGTCTAATTTACCTTGTTCGGCCAATTTGATTAAATCTCGGCTGAAGTTATCCAACACAGGTGTTGATGAGTCAGATGTTGATTTAGGTGGGTTATTCTTTCCCCCATTATCCATGGATTCTATCATATTTTGTTTTTTAGTTAATTATAAGGATTAATTTTGTATTTTCAACAACAGGTACAAAGGTAAGTAAAATATCTAAATTAAAAAATTTAATTTTTGGTTATATTTATGAATATGATAAAACACTACACCAAATATATTGAGACCTTAGGTGCTGATAAAGATATCTTAGAAACATATAGAAATCTTAGACAATCATTCCAAAGAGAAGGTTGGTCCGAAAAGGATTTGGAGAAACCACCATATTATCCCCAAGATATTATGAGAAACTTCCAAAGGTTTAGTAGTTTACATTCAAAATTATTCCAAGAACTAAAAAGTTTTTTCCCTGATGTTGACCACAATGAGTTTGTTGATTATCTTAAAGGTAAATTACAAATAATAGATTCAGAAACACCTTTACAAAATGGCAGTAAAAAAAGAAGAGATAATCGGGACGAAGATTATTAACGAGATAGATTCAAGTAACTTAGTAAAAACTGAGTATGATACCGAAACCAAATTAATGGTGGTGGAATTTAAAAACGGTATGAAATACCAATATGACGCGGTTCCTCATGAGGTTTACACTAGATTTAGAATGAATGAGTCTCAAGGTAAATTCTTTAACACAGAAATCTCTAAAAAATTCAAATATACTAAACTTTAATTATTATCAATACTCGACTATTTATTAGTAATGAGTGATTTAAAAAGTATATTAACTAGTTTTCACGTACAAGACGAATTAAATCCTAAGATTTGGGATGGGTCAATGGAAAAGATGTCACCTAAAGTTAGGTCACGTCTACTTGAGATTGCTTATGAGTTTATAGAATTTTTAAACGTTGATATTTTTGTGTCAGACGTTATAATGACAGGTTCATTAGCCAATTATAACTGGTCAAAATTTTCAGACATTGATTTACACATCTTAGTTGACTTTAATCAATTCTCAAAAACTGAATTACCTTTATACGAAGAATTATTCCAATTAAAAAAAACCATATATAACGACAAACACGATATCACCATCTACGGATATGAAGTTGAGTTATATGTTCAAAATGAAATTGAGTCTCACTTTAGTAGTGGAGTGTATTCTGTTTTATTTGATACATGGGAAAATGAACCTAAAAAAGAAAATGTTAAAATTGACCTTGAACTGATTAAAAACAAATCAAAACAATGGATGGACATTATTGACGGTGTTATTGAAAGTGTTAAGGATGAATCTATTGATGACACTAAAAAAATTATCGACAAGTATAAGAAAAAACTTAAAAAATATAGAACTTGCGGATTAGAAGAAGGTGGAGAATATTCTGATGAAAACTTAGTATTTAAAGTATTGAGAAGAAATGGATATATTGAAAAATTATATCAATATCAAGATAATCGTATTGATAAAGAATTATCCTTGAAAGAATCTACAACAACTATTGGTGGTAATTTTAAAACTGATTTAGAGAACGGTCCAAAAAATCATGGTAGTAGAAAATTAGGTAATTGGCAATCAGATAATGCTTGGGATATTTTTGCCCCTCCGAATACAGTTGTTAATTCATATACTAACGGTACTGTAACTAAAATAAGAGATACTGGTAAAAATTCTGGAAAAATTTATGGAACACAAGTATCGATTAAAGGGTCTGACGGATTTCCTGATATTTTTTACACTCACGTTAAAAATGTAAAATTAAAGAACGGAGATACAATTAAAGTTGGTGATTACATTGGAGTTGTTTCTGAATGGGTTGGACATGACACAATGACTCATGTGCACATAGGATTACCTTATGGGGAACATATTAGAGAATTGTTAAAAAATTCTGGAAAAATTTTCACTAATAAATTGGGTACTGATTATAAAGATGATAGTAATAATGACGAAACTGATTACGACGAGACTGTTATCACCAAAGGTATCGAAGGAAGTAATAAAGAAGTTAGTAATTGGTTAGAACCATTATTATCGACATTAGGATTTAAATAAATGATTCAATTACGTTAGAACGATAACATTTTTGATTCTGAATATATTTATATATAAAATAATTTTAAAAAAAAAACAAAATAATGGGAAACTTAAAACCAATTGGAAGTGAAAAATTACAAGGTATGGATAAAATCAACCGTATCATTGAAATTTCTAGATATAATGAAAATACTCCGACGCCTATAAATGAAGATAAATCAATCGAATATAGAAAGACTTTATCTGACGGAAACAATTATCAAATTGTTAAAGAAAAAAATGGGTACGTAATTAAAAAATCACTAACTGAATCTGTTGGTGAAAATGATTACTTAGAACCAATGAAAAATAGAAAATACTATTCTTCTTATTCGCAAGCGTTCAAACGTCTTAACTTAATTGCTAAAGAGGTTAATATTAATGAAGGATATGAATCAAATGTTTCATTATTTGGTGAGAGCGATATTGATGAAAAAGCGGCGACAAAATACATTTTGAAAATGGGGGAAACTAAGGAACAAGCGGCACCCGCTCCTGCACCCGCTCCCGCTCCTGCACCCGCTCCCGCTCCTGCACCCTCACCCGCTCCTGCACCGACAGACGATTTAGGTATGGAAGATGATATGAGTATGGAAGAACCTGAAGGTGAAGAAATGGAACAACCTGAAGAAGATGAAGTTATTACATTAAAAGTTATTCAAAAATTAACAGGTAAATTAGCTCAGAAATTAAGAGCTTTCCAAGACACTCAAGAAGATGAGGAACCAATGACATCTAAAGACATTAAATATGTTATTAATTCTATCTTATCAGCATTGAATTTAGAATCATTGGATGAAGAAGATAAAGAAGATATTTTAAATAAACTTGAGGGTATTGAATCTGAGGAAGAATTTGGTGGTGAAGAAATGGATATGGAAGAACCTGAGGGTGACGAAATGGGTATGGAAGAACCTGAAGGTGAAATGGCTGAGGGTGATTCTGGCATGTTTGATGATGAAGACGAAGCACTTTCTGCGGGTAAAAAATTAGCAGATAATATTTTTGGTGAAGGTCATGATGAAGAAGATGGTGAAGAATATCGTTCAAAAATTAAAGGTGTTAACCCAAAACATGGTAAACACATGGAAGATGTTATCGAAGGACTTTTTACCGAATCTAAAGTTGATGACATATTAAAAAAATACTTCAAGGTTGAGGAAAACGAACGTAATTTAATCGAAGCTAAAAAACAAAAACTTAATTTAATTAAAGAAAACAAATCAAAAACGATTAGTAAAATTAAGATTGTTTCTGAAAGTATTTCTCAAGAAGTTGCATCAACTAAATTGGTTTCCAAATACCCTAACGCTAAATTAGTGGGTAAAACAAATCACAAAAATTTAGTTTTTGAAATGAATAATAAACAACTTAGAGTTACGGTTAAAGGTCAGATACTATAATGAGTTATTTAATATATGTTAATGAATTAGGCCCTAATTATAAGGGAGATAACATATATGAATTCATATTTTCTGATACTTTAGAAAAAATATGGGGGGATAATTGGGAGTCAAAACCATCAAATGGTTACCCACTACCACCTGATTTAGAATTTATACGAAAAGTAGGAACTCTAAAAGATGACCAAGTTACATTATCAGTTATCCAAAATTCTGATTACTTCTCAATGATGGATTCTATGGATGGAGTAATTGCGATGGCTTGGGAGAACGAAAGTGATGATGTCGATTTTGACCATCAAAAAAGATTAGTGTTTAGATTCGGTGACGAAGAAACCACAGTCAAAGATAAATTATATGAACGTGATATCGTTTTAGAATTTGAAAAAAAGGTTGTCTATGAAAACTAACCAAAAACAATTAAAATTAATACAACACGGGTTGAAGGCTTCCACTGTCACTAAATTAAGTGAATCACAAGTGGATATTTTGTTTAACAGACTGAATGAGTCTAAAAAAGAAAATAAAGAACAAGTTACCAAAACTACTGAGCCCGCTAAAGAAATTGTTAATATAGGAACTCAAGGAGGTGAATTACCAAATAACCCAACAGGAAAGGGATATAAGGTTGAGAAAAAACCTGATGGTACTATGAAAGCAACACCTATGGAGACTGAAATGACCGAAGACACTGATTCTGAAATGAATTGGTTAATGAAAGGTGATACACAAGACCCAGTTCAAAAAGGACCTACAGGTGACGGTGACCCTGATTCATTACAAGAGTATAAAAATCTTGCGGAAAAATTTGAGTCTAAAAAACAACAAAAATATTTCTTCGCCAAATGCGGTGATGGTAAAACAAAAGAACAAAAAAAATGGTGTAAAATGGCTGAAGAATTTGCCGATAAAACAAACTTTAAAAAGTTACCTGAAAAGAAAAAAACTGAAGCTAAAGAAAGCGGTTTAAATAATTTAGTTAATAAAGTTTCTGCGGCATATGCTGGTGGAGTAAAAAATAAGTTGAATTCCATCTCCCCAAGCGTTACATTTGGTGAGAACGAAATAGAGAAAAAAATTATGAAGTTAGTGGAAAAACATATCACACCAAAAATGACTAAGCAGGAATTCCTTAATTTAGTTAAAGAACAAGGTACTAAAACGGCGCCATCAAGACCAGGGGTTAAACCTGATGTTGATACCCCAACAAGACCCTCAAAACCTGCAACACCGTACCAACCTAAGCCAGGAGTTAAACCAGCCCCTAAAGCGAAAACAAAGGTACCAAGTTGGTTATCATTTAAATCATTAGGAATTAAATTAAAGTAAGAAAATGAGTCTAAATCCAAATACAGAAAAAAATCTAAAAGTTAAAAAATTTTTAGAAAAAAAATTAGTTAGTGAAGGTTTAACTAATAGTGAACGTAGTCTTTTAAGTGAGTTAAAAAATAACTTAAAAGAAGCTCCTATTGATTATGAAGGCCCTGAAAGAATGGAACCTGGTATTGAAAGAAAAATTACATCCAAAGGGACTCCTTATAATAACTTTCCAGCAATCCCTAATATGGATATGGATAAGGATTATATTGAATTAATCTCCTCAAAAAGATTTAAAGATTCTGTAGATAAAGTTAGAAGAGCCATGGGTGATACCAGAGCAATCCAAGGAGCGAATCCATTAAATTCATTAATGATGACCGCAATGCAATCGCTACAAACAGTTGTGTCGATTCAAATGCAAAACAAAGAAGTTTTAGAACAACTTGCGGTTGATTTAGTTATTAAAGAAATGGGTATTCCTGAAGGAGCGATGCAGTTTGATGCTAAATTGGTTATGCAACCAATGGGAGCGTCTCAAGGAATGCAAGAAGAACCTGAAATGCCAAGTGAAGAAGAAATCGAAGAGTTTATGGGTGATGCCGAAACATTTGATTTGGAGAGAGCGAAAAGAAGATTTATTAACTCACTTATTCAAGGGGCCGCCTTCAAAGGGGGACATATGTTTAATTTAGTTTCAAGAGAACTTAATGACGTTGACCCTAGATTAATGAATTTATACACCGTGTCGCAATCTTTAATGGAACACGCATATTGGTTATTCCCTGATATGGAAGGAATGGCTGGCGGTGGCGGTGGTCAAATGGGACAATCAGAAGTTGATACCGAAACAGACCCACCAACAGTAAAAGCGAGGGCAATGACGTTCCCACTTTTAGTTCATGAATTGGTTAAAGGTGTTTATGAAATATTTGGTACTCACGGTTTACCTGATGACCCAAGACAACAAGAAATGATTATGAAGGCTGAGGATACTTTACCAGCTGAGATTTGGGATTCTCGTTTAGGACCAATTTTTTGGGAAAAATTCTTAGAGGCTTACCCGATGGAATTGTTTGATGAGGATATGAAACATATCCAACACTACTTATTTATGAGATTTTCTAAATTAAATGCTGAAGAATTTTTCAGAGTTGCTAAACTTATACTTTCAGGTAACCCACAAGGAACTCAATTTATTCAGAGAATGGTTAATGAAATCGTTACTGAACTGAAACAATATGATGCTGAAGAAGCGTTAAGTGGTGGTGATGATGAAGAAGATGACGATGATGGATTAGATGATTTCTTAAGTGGTTTAGGTATATCAAGACCAAAATAATGAAACATGTCAAATTTAACCAGAGAACAGGTACTAATAGAGTACGTAAAATGTCATAAGGACGTACAATATGCGTTAAAAACATATCTACAAACATACGATAACACAGTTTCTAAATACGTACCGTTAGAATTATTTCCTGACCAAGTATCATTACTTGAGGATTACGAAAATTACAACGAAAATATTGCCTTAAAATATCGACAAGCGGGTGTATCTACGGTTACCGCAGCTTGGGCTTCGATGAAACTTTCTTTTGCTAAGAAAAACAAACCCGAAAAAATCCTTATAATAGCCAATAAACTTGATACGTCATTAGAGATGGCTAACAAGATTAGAGCTTTTATCAGTCAATGGCCAAGTTGGGTCGGTATTGATTTTGCGGTAGAAAAAAACTCACAAAAACATTATAAACTAAATAACGGTAGTGAGGTTAAAGCCGTTGCAACATCTAAAGATGCCTTACGTGGATTTACACCAACAATACTTGTATTTGATGAGGCGGCATTTATCGAGGCCGACAGTGATTTTTGGGCAGCTTGTATGGCGTCCTTATCTACAGGTGGTAAAGTAATCGTAGTCTCAACACCAAATGGTTATGACCGAATTTATTATGAGATATACGACCAAGCGTTAAGGAATATGAATGACTTCAGGATTTCTGAAATGTATTGGTACCGTGACCCTCGTTACACAAAAGATTTATATTTGGTTAAAACCGACGATATGATTCACTATCTTTTAAATAAAGAAGAATACAGTGAAAAAGATATACTCAGTTGGTCCCATATACCCGCACACGAAAGAGATTATAAAGAACTGAGAGAATTAATGAATCAAGGTTATAAACCTTGCTCGTCTTGGTTTGAAGCGATGGTTAAGAAATTAAAATATGATAAACGTAAAGTATCTCAGGAGTTGGAATGTAACTTCTTAGGTTCAGGTGATAACGTATTTGATTCTAAAATGTTACAAACAATTAGAGAAAATTCTATTGTAGAACCCAAGAATAAAATGATGGGTAATGCTTTGTGGATTTGGAAAGAACCTGTCGTTGGACATAAATACATTATGGGGGTCGACGTTTCTCGTGGGGATAGTGAAGACTTTAGTTCGTTCCAAATCATTGATTTTGACGAAAGAGAACAAGTTGCGGAATATGTTGGTAAATTACCTCCTGATACTATGGCGGAAATTTGTTATAAATGGGCCAACATGTATTCATGTTTTATTGTGATTGATATCACAGGTGGAATGGGAGTTTCCACCTCAAGAAAATTACAGGAAATGGGTTATAAAGACTTATATGTTGATGGTGTTGACACCGCTAATAAGTGGAAATACGATTCTAAGTCCCATGAAAAAATACCAGGAATTAATTTTAATAATAAAAGAGTTCAAATTATTGCTTCATTTGAAGAAGGGATGAGACATGGGTTTAAAATCTACAGTTCAAGACTTTTCAATGAAATGAATACTTTCATTTACATTAATGGTCGTCCTGACCACCAAAAAGGACATCATGATGACTTAATTATGTCAGTCGCCATGGCAACTTATGTTGCTGAGTCGTCATTTAGTAATTTAACTAAAGTTGTCGAACATACTAAGGCAATGATTGAGTCTTGGGCGGTTAGCAATAATGACCAAGTTGCGAAAAATTTAGAATTTAATCCTGTTATACCACACATGTCAGAAAGAATAGGTCAATATAATAATCAGAACATGTCTAAAGAAGATTATCAAAAGTACGGTTGGTTATTTGGTATTAGATAATATTTATTAATAAAATATCACATGGGACTAACTTCTAGAAAAAAATCGGGGAACAAACTTAATGGTAGTAAATTAAACGTACCTGGTCAGGGTATTAGTAATGTTAGACCTGGTGGTGATAATAAAATAAACCAACAAAAGGGTGACCCTAATGGAAAGAAAGGTAAACAAAATTAACTATTTAATTATAGATAATTAGAATTAAATTTATTACATGGAAAACAATCAAAATAATCAATTTACAGTTTGGCAGAGGCTATCTCAAGCCTTCGGTCCTAACGCCCTGTTAAATCAAGATTATCCAACATATAAGTTAGACAAGACTGAGTTATTAAAAACGACATCAAAACAGGAATACGATAAAGAAAAATTACAAGCTCAACAAACGTATTACTTAGCCAATCAATGGACTAAAATTGAGAGTAACTTATACACTCAAGCGGTTTATTATGAACCAACAAGATTAGCATCATTCTATGATTATGAATCAATGGAATATACTCCTGAAATTTCGGCGGCTTTAGATATCTACGGTGAAGAATCAACAACTGTTGACCAAAATGGTTACATGTTACAAATATATTCAGAATCTAAACGTATTAAATCAATCTTAATTGACTTGTTTAATAATGTTTTAGATATCAATACTAATTTACCGATGTGGACAAGAAATACCGCAAAATACGGTGATAATTTTGTTTATTTAAAATTAGATGCTGAAAAAGGTATTGTTGGATGTATGCAATTACCAAATATTGAGATTGAACGACTTGAAAGAGGTATGGCGGCAAAATCGGCAAACGTCGAGGAACCCGCAGAAAATAAAGGTTTAAGATTTAAGTGGAAGGCTAAAGACATGGAATTTAATTCATGGGAAATTGCCCACTTTAGATTATTAGGTGATGATAGAAAATTACCTTATGGTACTTCTATGTTAGAAAAAGCGAGACGTATTTGGAAACAATTATTATTATCGGAAGACGCAATGTTAATCTATCGTACCTCAAGAGCCCCTGAAAGACGTGTCTTTAAAGTCTTTGTAGGTAATATGGACGATAAAGATGTTGAGTCGTATGTACAACGTGTTGCGAACAAATTCAAACGTAGTCAGGTTGTTGATAGTCAATCAGGTAATGTTGATATGAGATTTAATCAAATGGCGGTTGACCAAGATTATTTTATTCCTGTACGTGACCCTGCTCAAGCATCTCCAATTGAGACTCTACCAGGTGCACAGAATTTAGCGGAGATTGCCGATATTGAATACATCCAAAAGAAATTATTAACCGCCCTTAGAGTTCCTAAAGCGTTTTTAGGGTTTGAGGAAGTTGTTGGTGATGGTAAGAATTTATCATTACAAGATATCCGTTTCGCAAGAACAATTAATAGAATTCAAAAATCTATGATTGCGGAAATGAATAAAATAGCTATCATCCATTTATTCTTATTAGGGTTTGAAGATGAATTGTCAAACTTTACATTAGGTTTAACTAACCCATCAACACAGGCCGATTTATTAAAAATTGATGTTTGGAAAGAAAAAGTTTTATTATATAAAGATGCAGTAACGGCAATCGAAGGTATTGCACCAGTTTCTGTAACTTGGGCTAAGAAACACGTATTAGGATTCTCTGATGAAGAAATTAAATTAGATTTACAACAACAACGTATTGAAAAAGCGGTTGGTGCTGAATTAACTAACACGGCGACTATTATCAGTCATACAGGTGTATTTGACAATATTGATAAACTATATGGTGTTAAATCAGGCGCAACTCAAACTGTGGGAGCAACCCCACCACCTCCAGGAGGTGAATCAAGTGGTGGAGGATTAGGAGCACCTGAAGATATGGGTGGAGGGGCTCCAATACCACCACCACCAGGACCTGAACCAGGAGGTGAAGCGGAGATAACACCTGAATCATATAAACGTGATAACTTAACAATTTTATTAGAAAGTGATAACTTAACAGATTCGGATTCATTTATTGATTTGTCTAAAGCAAGAAATTCTTTAGGTGAAATGGAAAAAGAGTTAAACAAACTTCTAAAAGACTGATATTTATAAATAAAAAAGAGATGACAAATTTTGGAATAATTAAATCGAAGATAGAAGATGTGTTATTAGAATCATATAAAAACAACACATTTAAACAAGAATTCAAAAACTTTAAAAAGTTAGTTTTAGAAAATAAAAAAATATGCAAACTTTTTTATTTATATGATGATTTATCTTCTAATAAAGGATTATCGGAATCTATCGTTAATGAATATGTGAATGAATGTATAACCATTTATGAAAATACCATTAATAAAATACAAGAGTCGGATATTACACCATTAAAGTCTTGGATTAAAAATTCTAAGGTTGACAATCAGTATAATAATATTGATAATTTATTCTCGAGAGATGTCCTAACAATCGAATCAAGAATAACTAGTAAAAAATACATTTCAGAATCTCTTAAGAAATTACCTATCAAGAAAGCAGATACTGTTCAAATATCGCTAACTTCTATGGTTAATGTTGCAAATAAAACAATCACAAATTTTATTGATTCATTAACTGAGTCAGATAAAAAAGAATTAACAAAACTTTTATCTGAAGATGACGTTACTTTAAACCAAAAATTTGATGATGTTAAAAAAAGTGTTGTAACTAAATTAACTGAAATGAAAAATAATAATGAAGATAACTCAACTCAAACAAGAATTGATGAAACTCTTGATAAAGTAATTTCAGAAAAATACGACAAGTTAACTTATTTCAAACTTAAAAGTTTGAATGAGAATCTTTAATCGTTATTTGATTTATATTTTTTCTGAACGTATTTCGCTTTTGAAATCATATTCCTATTTTTAACAGATTTTTTTTGGAATTCTTTTCGTTCATTTAATTCCTTACTTTGCCTTGTCTTTATGACTTTGCTTTTGTAAATTTTTAACGCTTTTTCAAGAGTTACATTTTTTTCTACCTTTATGATTAACATGTTTTTGTGAGTTTATATTTATTTTGACTATTGCAGTAAATATACCTATTTTTATTAAAACAATAAACTTAGAAATTATGAAATTTAATGAAAAAGGGTAAAACCTCACACATTCACGGATTCAACACTGCCAAGGTAGTATATGGAACAGTTGATTCGATGAATTTAAAGTCACTCTATCTTAACATCCAAACATGGGTAGAACCAACTACAGAGTGCGAAAATTGGACAAGGACAGTTCTCAATATGAGCAGAGCCATAAAACATTCGGTCTACGAATCCTTAGATAAAGAGTTATTTGATGATAAATTTATAGTAGATTTAGATTTAAGGTCCAGCGGATTAAATCAAGGTAAAAAATCTTTTATGAACTTAGAGATTAATTTCTTTTTAAATCATGAAGGACATGACTTTAAATCAAAAGAAATTAAAGATTCACTTAAAGATATTACTAATAGAATTTTTTACGAAAACTTTATCGGTAACGATTACTTCAACTTTTATCTAACTAAAAAAATCAAAACAAACGATGATACGCTACAATTAGAGAATGTTTAATATTTATAATAAAACATTTGAGATGAATTTAAGAATTTTACAACCAACTGAAATAGGTAAAGGTATATTAATAGAATACGATGCGGGTTACGTATCACCAACAGATACACATAATGCTAAGGTTATTAAAGAATCTAAAGGTAATATGTTAGACCACTCTAAACCATTTGAATTTTATGCGGTATTACAGAAATATAATACCCCAAACAGAAATGGTAGAATATACCCTGAACGTATTTTAAAAAGAGAATCAGAAAACTATAAAAAAATGATAGAAAAGGGCACCGCTCTTTCAGAGTTAAATCACCCTGAATCGTCATTAATTGATTTAGATAGAGTTTCTCATGCAATAACTGAAATATGGTGGGAAGGTCCTGTACTAATGGGTAAGATACAATTACTTACATCACCAGGATTCCACGAAAGAGGTATTGTATCAACTAAAGGAGATTTAGCCGCTAATTACCTAAGACAAGGAGTTACGTTAGGAATCTCTTCAAGAGGAGTTGGTTCCCTTAAAAAAGTTGGTGAACAGAATGAGGTCCAAGAAGATTTTGAATTAATCTGTTTTGACTTAGTATCCTCACCATCAACACCAGGAGCGTATTTATTCCAAAATCCTGAAGATAGATTTAACTTTGAGGAGAACTTGGAAGAGGAGAAAAAAATGAAAGTCGAAAGACAAGTTGGGGAAAGTGGAAATAAATCACTTGACTTAATGAAAAAATTGAACGATTATTTAGGATATTAAAAAAAAATTATAACATGGACGAAAAGTATTTTATTGCAAAAATCACAACCGATATGATTGATGAAAAATCGGGAAAACTTAAAAAATTAAGAGAAGAAAAATTAGTAAAAGGTTATAACCCTACTGATGTTGAGGCCAAAGTAACGAAAGTTTTTGAGAACTACACACAGGATTGGAGACTAACTGCAATTGTTGAAAGTAAAATAGATGAAGTGATAGAATAAAATCTTTACATTTCAATAATAATAAAAGGGGGACATTTGTCCCCTTTTTTGTTTTTTATCAAAATGGTAATATTTATAATAAATAAAAAACCAATTATCAAATTAGTTTAATTAAAACTTTTTTGATATTGGGAGATATTTATATAGTAAATTAAAAACATACAAATGGCGAAAGAAAAATCTTTAGTGGAAGAAGCAATCATCCAAATGAAAAATTTGGAAGAAGCGGTTGCGGAAAATGCAAAAGGAATACTTGCTTCAACTATGAAGGAAGAAATCAAAGAACTAGTAAAAGAATCTCTAACTGAACAAGAAGACGAGATTGAAACGGATGTTGAAATGGACGAGCCTGAAATGGAAGACGATATGTCTGACGACGAAGGAATGGAAATGGATACTGATAATTTAGATATGGATATGGATGATGAAGATTCTATGGAGGATGACTTTATGGATGACGATGAAACTATTGACCTTACCGACGTTGACGACGAAGATGAAATCTTACGTGTATTTAGTTTAATGGGACCTGAAGATAATATCGTGGTTACCAAAGATAATTCAGGTAATATCAATCTTAAAGATTCTGAAAAAGAATATATGATTGTTGGTGAAGGTGAAGAATTTATGGATGATTCTGAAGAAATGTTTGAAATGGATGATATGTCAGATTTTGGTATGGAAGACGATGAAGACGAAGACATCAATAGCATCATTGATAGAGTATTTAAAAAAGATAACGACGAATTAGAAGAAATGGATTTTGAAAAAGATGAATTAGAGTTCGGAGAAGAAGAAGGAATGGACAGTGAAGAAATTGTTTATGAAATTGAATTCAACGAAGAAGAAGGTGAAGAAGATATGGGTCTATCTGAAGAAGATGAAGTAGAAGAAGAAATGTACGAATCTTACGAAGAAGAAGACGAGGATATGGAAGAAGAACCTGTTATGGAATCTAAAAAGATGTCAATCAAACCTAAGGGTGTTGGCATGGGAAATCCAAATAAGAAAAAAGTATACTCAAACAAACCTAACCAAGAAGGTGGTTTCAAAACTGTGAAAAAAACAGTTAATAAAACTATGGGTACTGGTAAAGCGAAATTTGAATACAAAGACGGTGAAAATCTTGACGGTGATATGAAAACTGTTAAAAAGGTTGAAACCAAAGAAGCATCAAGAACTTTAGGAAACGGTTCTAACTTTAGAAAGGGTGGTTTATCAAAACCAAGAGCTCACTCTAAATTTAATACCGCAATCCAAAAAGAGAGTGTTGATAACAAAGAATTACAAGTTCTTAGAGAAAAAAATGAAGAGTACAGAAAAGCACTTAACGTTTTCAGAAATAAATTAAACGAAGTTGCAGTGTTTAATTCAAACTTAGCTTATGCTACACGTTTGTTTACAGAACATTCGACATCAAAACAAGAGAAGATTAATATCTTAAGACGTTTTGATAGTGTTGAAACTATTAAAGAATCTAAAAACTTGTATAAGACATTAAAAGATGACCTTTCGGCTACGACAAGTCAACCAATGAATGAATCAATGGAAAGAACCATTCAAAGTTCTCCATCAACAGGTTCTTCGGCTAACTTGATTGAGTCTAAAACATACGAAAATCCTCAGTTCTTAAGAATGAAAGATTTAATGTCAAAATTAAAATAAAATAAACTAAAAAATTAATAAAAACCAAAAAAATGGGAGCATTATTAGAATCAGGTCTTGTTGGTAACATCGGGTTAAAACACCTTAAAGTTATCAAAGAAGATACTATCAACAAATGGGATAAATTAGGATTCCTAGAAGGCCTTAAAGGTCACCTAAAAGAAAACGTAGCTCAGTTATATGAGAACCAAGCGTCTTTCTTAATTAACGAAGCAACGTCTGACGGGTCTTCAGGTTCATTTGAAACTGTTGTATTCCCTATCGTAAGACGTGTATTCTCTAAATTATTAGCGAATGACATCGTATCAGTACAAGCGATGAATTTACCAATCGGTAAATTATTCTTCTTTGTACCTAAAATTCAAGGGTATTCAGGTGGTACTAACACTCCATGGAGTGATGTATCTTCAGGAGACCACTACGCACCACTAGGAGCACCAAACGGACCAACATCTCAAAATGCAGGTTACACAGGAACTGGAGCGGTTGCTAAAAACCTTTATGACTTATTCTACGAAGGAACTGAACCAGGTTTAGACCCAGCAGGTTTATTCGATTATTCAAAAGGTCGTTGGTCAGCAATCACTGCAAGTACGTTGATTCAAGCATGGTCAAATGGGTCATTAGTTGATGCAACTATTAATGATGGTGCACCAGCAAATGGTATTGAAATTGCTTCAGGTAACACAAGAAAAGTTATTGTTAAAATGTGTGGTTTCGCTGATACAGGAGCTGGTAAATTAATCGGACCTGACGGTAATGAAATGGATACAGAATCTTTCTTATCTGATTTAGTTATCTTTACAGGTGCTGGTTTAACAGTTGCTGAAGGTTCTCCATGTACAGTTTCAACAGGAGCATTATTGTTCAGAGTTGTTACTCAACAATATGGTAAAGGAATCGTTTCTTACGGTAATACAGTTCAAACTAATTGGCCAGCGGCATCAGGTAATAACCCTGCAGGTAACGGTGGTTCGTTTAAAACCGTATGTGACGCTAACGGATGTATCTACTTAGAAGTTGATTTATCTTGTCCAGTATGTGCTGATTGTGATTCTACATCTTTAGATGGTTACACAGGTACTACTATTACTGAAGCGTCTTCAGGAACATCATTCTACGCAGCGTTCAGACGTTACGAACAATTAGAATTTGAAGATAAAATCGGTGAGGTTTCTTTCGACTTAGATTCAGTTACTGTATCTGTTACAGAAAGAAAATTAAGAGCACAATGGTCTCCTGAGTTAGCTCAAGACGTTGCTGCATTCCACAACATCGATGCTGAAGCTGAATTAACGGCTTTATTATCTGAACAAGTTGCTGCTGAAATCGACCGTGAAATCTTAAGAGATTTACGTAAAGGTGCGGCATGGAACTTACGTTGGGATTACAACGGATGGAGAAGAATTTCTCAAACTACATCTTATACTCAAAAAGATTGGAATCAAACATTAATTACTGCAATTAACCAATTGTCAGCACAAATCCACAAATCTACATTAAGAGGTGGAGCTAACTGGATTGTAGTTTCTTCTGAGATTTCGGCTATTTTTGATGATTTAGAGTACTTCCACGTATCTAACGCGTCTCCAGAGCAAGACCAATACAACATGGGTATTGAAAGAGTTGGAACATTAGCAGGTCGTTACCAAGTTTACCGTGACCCTTACTTCCCAGCTAACACAGTGTTAGTAGGACATAAAGGAACGTCATTGTTAGACACAGGTTACATCTACGCACCGTATGTACCATTACAATTAACACCTACAATGTATAACCCATTCAACTTCACACCTATTAAAGGTATTATGACACGTTACGCTAAGAAAATGGTTAACAACCGTTTCTACGGACGTATCACAGTTGATGGAGTTAGAACATTCGACTTAAGAGAATTGAGATAATCAACATCTTAAATAATATGAAAAGGGACGAGTAATCGTCCCTTTTTTTGTTTTACAAGTATTTATATTATATGAGCGAATTACGTAGATTAATCAAAGAACATTTATTATTAGAAAAGAAAATTGGGCATATTATGGCCAAAATAGAAATTGCCTTTGGTTTTGAGATTGATAGAACTACCCACGCATATGAAAGAAAAAACAGAACTGATATTCCTGATTATAATGATAGAGAAATATCTAACGGTGAATTAAAATATATAATTGAGAGTTGTAGACGAGAAATTGCGGAAGGAATTACCACAGGAGAGATTAAAGATGATGTAGCATTTGTTATTAAATCAAAAGAAAAAGAAATCGCTATGGTCATAGTACCAAAACATGGTGGTGGCTCCTATTGGAAATTACTTATAATTACCGTTTTTAGAGAATCGTATGATTTATCTTTTAGAGTTGGTAAAGACCAATTTGTTATTTGGATTTAAAAAAGAACGGGACTTAGTATCTAAATCGTTTCTATCCCGTTCAAATTAGGAGGTTTTCGTCCTAACCATTATGATTGATTTAGTTGTATCTGAATCGTTTCCCTCAACCACATTACAAAGATAAGTAAATATACTGAATCCACAACTTTTTTTTCGAAAAAACAGATATTTATATATTAAACAGAAATAGGTATGAAAAAATTATATTTTTTAAATGAAGAAGAATCTAAAAGAATTCTAAATCTTCATAAAGAAGCAACTAAAAAACAATATCTTAAAGAAGACGACACTATGATGTCATCTGAAAATGAGTTAGCCGAAGATGGTGTAATGGCGTCAATGGCAACAGGTGCTGCAATTGGTGGAGCCGTTGGTTTAGTTCCAGGAGCAATTATCGGTGGAGCGATTGGATTAATTAACGGATTAATTAATGGTGGGAATTATTCTTACAAAGGTGCCGAAAAAATTTTACAAGCTTGTGGAAATTTAAAAGAAGTTGGTAAATCAACACTGAGTAGAGCCACATTAAATGGTATTGCCGATGGTATTAACGCAGCGGTTGATGGTATGGGTACTGATGAGGATGCAATTAAAAGTAATCTACAAAAAATCACAACAATTCCTGATTTATGTGCGATGTCAAACATATATAATACAAGACATGGTGAAAGTTTATTCGCAGCAATTGATGGGGACATCGATTCTGAGGGTGAATGGAAACAATATGTTTTTTTACCATTATTAGACGCATATGAAAACAGTGTTGACCTTGGTAAAAAATTGGCGGCACAAAAGGAATCAAGTGTCGTAAAGGGATTTGAAAAATTTCCTTGTATTCCAAGTAACCCAAAAGCGAAATCATCAAAATTGAGTGACGGTAGTATTGCTTACATAATTGATGGGGTGGTTTATTACGGGAATGGTAGAAAAAAATTGGTCGACGGAACTATGGCCAGTTATTCTTGTGGTAAAGAATCGTCTAATACTAAGACAAATACTAAGACAAAAGTTAAACAACCAACAATACCTTCAGATACAGATTTAGATATGGTATTGACTAAACTTTAAATTATTAATTATTAAAATGAAGAAAATTATAAAAATAACTGAATCTGAAAAAGAGTCTATTTTAAATTTACATAACACGTATAAAAATAGATTAATGGAACAAACACCAGCTCCTGTAACTGCAGCTCCTGCAACCGCAACTCCTGCAACCGCAGCTCCTGCAACCGCAGCTCCTGCATCCCAAGATAGAAAAGTAGATTGTACAACAACTAAAAATCCTACAAGATGTAAACAAAAAGTTTTAGATGTACAAGTTAAAATTAACGATAAATGTACTAAGATATCTAAAAAATTAGTTGAGGATGGTATATACGGTACTAATACTATGAACGCAATTAATGCTTGTACGGGTATTGATTTGAGTAAAAGTTCGGGAACTCAAACACCCGCAGGAGTACAAACACCTGCAGGAGTACAAACACCCGCAGGAGTACAAACACCCGCTGGAACTACAGTTGCGTCAGCAACAGATGAACCTGTTGATAGCTTAACGGTTTAATCTTCTAAGGGACTGATTAATCTACTAGCGGTAGAATAATTCGTAGCGATTGCAATGTCATGGACATTACAAATTCTTAATAACATACTAACATCTACTTGATGTGGATGAACTTCTAAGGGGTCGATAAAGAATATAACTATATCGACTTCTTTGTTTACAATCATTGACGCAATCTGAGCGTCACCACCCATAGGACCACTTAACATCGTCTCAACCTTAGTTAATCCAGCATGTTTTAAATGTTTTCCTGTTGTACCTGTGGCAACTACTTCAACATTATCTGAAGTGAAGAAAGGTAGTCGTTTCATTACGAATGATACCATATCGGCCTTCTTACCGTCGTGAGCGATTAACGCTAATTTAATCTTCTGTTTCATTTTTAATTTCCTGTTTTGACATAACTCTAATTGCTCTTGATACAACCTCTGCCTCACCTAAAGAATAAACCCCCTCGTGGTATGCCTTCTTAACCGCTTGTATTAATAGGTATGAAGCATTGTCTTTATCCATAGATTGTAGTAGCACGTCTAAATGGTCCTCAGTTAGTAGAGGTATTGTGTCGAATAGTTTTCCAAATAATTGTTGTTCTTCCATTGTGAAAATATCTTTTTTTGATATATTTATAAGTATACTAAAATATCTATGCTAAATCAATTAATAAAGAAAGTATTACTCGAGGCAACTTCTGACAGTAATGGGGGTAGAGGGTCCTATGTTTCTCCTTTACAACCTGGTGTTAGAGAATTTAGTAAAGAGTCGTTACAACCATTTATAACACCCGTATCAAAGTATGTCAATACTGAGTTGGGATACGACAGTTATGACGGTAAAATGAGTACCCCTAAAAAGAAAATTAAAAAGATGGAAAATAAAGCAAAAAACATCTCCAATTATATTAAGAATCACCCTACTTTAACATCTGGTGATGATGAAGGTAATAATATAAACCAAACACCTGGAGGTAAAAAAAGTATTGTACCAATCACAACTCTAAAAGAGTGGATTGAAATAAAAAAAGACACTGTAGTTGTTGGTGAAAAGAAAGTAATTAAACTTAACGAAGGTGATATTATTCGAATGGTAAAAAGAATTTTATCTGAACAAGATGATGAAAAAACTTATTATAAGTTAGGTGCAACAGGTTTAGGATTTAAAATTATTGATGGAAAATTATACACGGTATTATTTAATAAATCAACAGGTGAAGTAAAACCAGACTACGCATTAAACGGGGAGTTATACGACTTCAAAGTAGATGTTAAAACAGGTGAAGTACTTGACGAGGACTATAGAACAAATATCGAATTCACAGAGTTTTATTGGAATGATATAGTTCGTTCTGATATACAACCTGGACAATATAATAATGTAAGATACAAATTTATTGCCGTGGCACCTGAAGGTGTTCCTAATAAGGCCTCAATCGGTAAACCAGTTGTTTACACGGGTAATATTGTTGCAGAGGACATAAGTGTCTTAAAATCAATCGGAATGACCGAATCTAAAGATACTACCATTTCACCTATGATGTATTATAAGAAGGGTGGAAAAGGGTATTATGTGATGTTATATCCTGGCGCAAGACCTGGTACTGAAGTTACAATTGGTGGGTCATCAAAAAAAACAACACCAACACCGACTAATATTAGTTTGGATATTACAGAACCGTTCGTATTTGACAAAACAGAATTAAAACCTGAAGCTCAAGATAAGATTGATAAATTTATTTCTAATTTAAATGGTTACTTGAAAACATATCCTAAGTATGGTAAATTCTTATTACAAAACGTCCCATTAATTATCGGATATTCATCAAGAGATAAAGACCCTAACGATAGAATAATTGGTAAATTACCTGCATGTCAATCATCTAAAACTATTGGTGAGTATAATCAATGTTTATCACAACAAAGAGCAAATACAATCGCTAATATGATTAAAGAGAAAACGGGTATTGTTATGACCCCTATTGGTAAAGGTGAAACGACTGAGTTCGGGCCAGGATGGACAAAAGAAAAATCAACTACTACTGACCAAACACAACCTAATAGAAGGTTTGTAATTAAAATTAAAGATTATACAGAATAAAAAAAAAAGAGGTCATTAGACCTCTTTTTTATTTAGAACACTTTGATGTTGATAATTTTCTTATCAGTGTAGTCATCAAAGCAGTAGATTAAAACATACTTACCTAACTTAGGATGAGTATTAGTATGTGGAATACTATCTAATGTGACAACCCCTGTTTTCTTATCTTGGATATATACGTATGAATCGTATGTGAATTCATTATGTAACGTTTGATTAAGTTTGAAGTCCTTGAAAAATCTAACTGAATCAAGATTAGTGATATCAATCTTGTATGTGTTAAGTAACAACTTAACGGATACGGAATCTTTAACCCATAAATCACTTAACTCATAGAAGTTCCCCGCCTTCTTAATAGAGGATTCAACCTGAGCGAAACCAACACATGTGGTTAAGACTAAAACGATGAGTGTGATTAATTTTTTCATATTACAAAGTTAAGCAATTTTTTCTAATATTGATGATAAAGAATGAACTATTTGTGATTTTATTTCATCTTCGTACCCTTGTCTCATAATCTCTGTTTTGTTATCATACAAAACATTTAATTTTTCCCAATCTCTCTGAGACAAAACTATATCATAATGGTATACGTGATTGGTAATACTAATTTTTCTATCGTCCATAAGGATAAATAAACCTAACGTAACATTCTTGATATATTTCTTACCTGATAGTGGAGCAATTAAAAATTTAGAATCAGGATGATTAATAAGTCTACGACAAATTGCGGTACAAATCTTTTCATTTTCCGATAGTCGACTTTTTTCTGTGAAAAATCGATACTTGTGCCAAAGAGTAAATTTAGTGTACCATCTCTTTAGAACCCTCTTTAAATATATTTTCATTTTTTTGTTGTATGTTGATTACATTATCTTAAGTACAAAGATAGTAAAAATATTGACAAAAAAAAATAACCTTAAAATAATTAAGGTTATTTCTTGTATTTTTTATTATTAGTCTTACTAATTACCCGTTTAATCCGTTACCACCAATAAGAACCGCGTTCATTTGAACAACTTCTCTACCAGCACTATTTGTATAGGTTGGATGTGGAGGAATTATTGTAATTACCGAATTGTCGCATATTTCCTGGCATATGGTGGTTTCAGTGTTAGACGATAATGGTGGTAGATTTTTACAATCTTCACAATCTAAAAATGGCCCTGAACTGTAATGATAATTTGTTTCACCCGTTAGTGATAACTCATCAAAAGTAGCACAAAATGGTGTTTCAGAACCAAATTGTATTTCATAAGTAATACCTGTTGTAGGAGTACCATATTCACGACAAAAATTAGTTGCTTCAATATTAAACACTTCTAAGTCATTACATCCTATAAATTTAAAATTTAAAGACTCTGTAAGACCACTTAAACACGTACAACAATCGTCGTGTAATTGAACAAAGGATATATTTAGAGTTTCCGCGCTTTCTGTTACTGCCCCAACAGTACCACAAAATCGAGCCTCGCTAATATCGAACTCTACTGTGGCCCCCAAAGTTAACGTTGCTGCAGAAAGAATGTATACATCATTAGTTAAACATTCATTTATAATATAATTTGCCATATCTTTTGTGTTATTTTTTTTTTAATTTTTATAGGTTATAATGTAAAATTTAATAATTTTATATTATTTAACATTTTGTTTTTATTATAAATATCTTATTAATCTAAATACTTCATATTAACGATTTGAAATTTAACTTGTCGTTTGTATGTATTTATCTCTCCACTACTATCCACCTTAATATCTATATAATACTCGTTAGGTATTTTATCCCTAGTGTCAAACATAAAATAATATTCGTTTGGCGTCCTGTTGATTTTGGTCCAACCTTGAACCTCAACCTCAGTCTGGCCTTCTCTAACATATACTCTGTAGTGAGCGTCAACATTTTGTAAAAGTTTTTGAGTTGTGTAAGCTTGTTTAATGACAACACCAACTTTTCTAATATCAGTATTGTATATTTTTTCATCTTGTTTAATACCATAAAAGTCAAACCCATATAATTTAGGGTCGACTGAATTAGTACCAATCTGAATTGAATTTTTTAATGGTTGTATTGTAAACTCATTAAACGATTGGGGTAATGGGAAACCATTGTAATTTAAGTTGTACCATTTATCAGTAAACATACATGGTGTTTTATAACCAATTATTGGTGGTATAACAATTTCATAAACACCTTTAGTTCTTTGACAAGCGGTTAACCCTGTTAATCCAGGAATGTCATTTCCCGATGAATCCATAATAGTAACACTTGGATTATTGTCTAAATTGATTGGGTTACCGTTATCAAACAAGTACAAATAAAGTTTGTTTGTTCTACCTAAAGAAAATAAGTTTCTATCATCTTCAATAAGGTCATTATAGTTTGTTTCTAAAAATGGTTCGTAAAATGTTTGAGTATGTCTTGTAAAAAATTGAGTTTCATAGGTATCAGTAAGACCTGATAAGTTTTCGACCTGAGGTTTGTAAGCAATTCCCCATCCTGTGACATTAGTTAATGAACCATCAATAATTGAATTAATTTCACTAGTCATGTCAAAACTAACGTTCTCATTACCAAATTCAAAATGTTGTGTGTCAACGATAGTTAATGAGCTAAAAGGAACAACCCCACTGTTTAAGTTATTGTAGACACCAGGCTCAGTCCAAACACCAATTGTCGTTGTTTGAAACCAATTCGAGGGTCTATCAGAAAAAGATTTGTCCGTATCACTATATTCATAAACTAAATCAGCAAAATCATAACCAACACCTTCATCCCAAATCTGTGGGTTTAGTGGGTTGTTATTAATGTATGGGATTCTGAATAAAATTAAATCAAATGACGTGGCTCTTTTTCTACCTTGAGATGTTGAGGTGTTTAATAACTCAATATCAAAGGTTGAGGTATTCACCATTCTTAAAGTGTGAACAATTGTGTCGTTACAAGTTGTAGAAATTGTACCGTCATTTATCTTCTGAAATAGTAATGAAAGGTCTAAATCGAATATGAATCTACTATACCCACTAGGATATTGAGACACTGCGGTAGAACCATAAAACAATTCCGTAACTGGGTTTCTACCAGTATTGGTGAAACTGTTGGATATGATAGTATTGTTCTTACTAAAGTAGGAGTTATTAATTGACATTTAAGTGTTTTACTTATAAATATCAATTAATTCGGATATTTTGATTTAGGATGGTATTTTCTGCGTCAGCAAGAATTGCATTAATTTCTGCGGAGGTTTGTCCGTTACCTGCGGCAACAGGAATAGGTGGTGCCGTAGCCACAGGATGTACGTGACCAGTAACAAATGAAAATATTTTTCTAAGTAGTTTCATTAACTCATCACCTCTTGTTGTTGGGTATGTCTTATTAAAAATACTACTTTCGTCACCAATAAATTTATCTTGTGGTATACCATATAAAGTTTGACTTAAACTAATCTTACCTTTAGGTCCTGTAGAGTCTTGAGATAGTAAATAAATTTTTTGAGCTCCTAAGACACCATAAGTGACATCTGAAGGTACAAACTCGGATGGAGTAACTGTTTCAGTTTTAATATCCCCTTGAGGTCCAATAAGTGCAGTTCCATTTTTGTTTTCCCAAACTAAAAACCACCCACTATTAACTAACCCCATATTTAATTTAATTTTACTATAAAAATTAACATAATTAGTTAGTTCCGCAACATCATTTACAACTTGTGATGGTGAGAATTTAACACCTTTTTCATAAGTTAATTTTGATGGGGTAACAACAAATGGAAATATTTGGTCTTGAGGTATATTACGTAATTGGTTGTTAACAACATAATTAGGTAAATCAATAAATTTTTTAAAAACTCCATCACTAAATTTATTAATTAAAGTTAATGATTCGTTAAAACTTTTGGCGGTAAATTTTACTTCCTCAATAGGGCCACTATAATCGGTACCAACACTTAAGTTAAGGATAGTGTCGGACTTAAAATTTTTACTGTTAACTTTCTGACTTGGTATTACATTGTATAATCCAACAGACCCATTAAAAACATTTTGAGTGTTTTCTAAATTTTCAATATCCCAGATTATTATTTTTTTAACTACCTTTACATTTTCAACTAATCTAGCTTGACTTTCTTGGGGTAATAAAACTTTTTGTTGGGTAAAATTTGAAAGTTGTAAGAATGACCTCATCGCATTTCCAACAGGTAATTGTGTTGTACTTAATACTTTTGTTTTACCCGCTCTAATTAAAACCTCATTTTCTTTAACAACTACATCGGCGGAACCACGTCCTAACAATGCGTTATCACCAGGTTCGGGAAATACACCATAACTATCTTTGTTACGATATTGCCCATCACTATTTTTAATCGAAATACCTTGTTTAATTCTATCTCCCGCAGCTAAAAATTTCTTAGCGCCTTGATAATACTCAAAAGGTGTTGTCATTGGTGACGAAAACGGTCCTTGAATATAAAATTGACTTTGGAAATTAAATTTTTTATTTTGATATATAATATGTACGTACTCGTCTTTTTTCGGTACTTGGCTAAAATAAAAAGGTAGTAATGGTAAAAAAATTAACGGGTCTTTAGAAGTCCATTTATCTATTTCCTCATTCCAATCAGGAACTGAAGCTAAAATATCACTATATGTTTGTGTTTCAGGTATTACTCTAAGTCTACCTAACATCATCGGGTCTTGGTTATCGTAAACGATACCAGGAAATATAATTTGATACTTATTAGATTGGTCTATTTTCATTATTTAATAGTTCTGTTTTGATATTCTTTAAGAATAGTATTGTAAGTTAATTCTAATTTATCTAAATGTTCGGTCATTTTAATGACCGCATCTTTGGTAAATTTAAAATCTTCCTGAATAAAATCCATAACAAAAGTCAAATCTTTATTTGAGTGTGATTTGTAGTCTTTTATTATTTTTACGGCTTTTTCCGATTGTTCTTTTTTTGTCATAATTACATTTTTTTACCGAAAGCACTCGAAGGAACTGTCAGACCTGCTGGTGTCATTGTTAATGGTGGTATTGCAATTTGTACCTTACCATTTTCAGCCTCTTCCGATGACATAGATTTCATTTGCCCTAACATTTTTAGAACATCTAAATTAGGACTTCCATCTGGCATTGTACCTGTTGGGATACCAAGTTTTTGCATTTCCTCAATAGCTCCAATAAACGCACGAGATTCAGAATATCCATCCATAAATTGAGATGCAAATAATAGAGGTAATGGTATTTCACCACCCCATCCAGAAGTCGCAATCTTTAACAATGATAGAATTTCATCAATAACACTCTTACATTTACGCCAATCCGATATAAACTGAGCCACAACAATTATAAGTTGGATTAACTTTAAAATCATAATAATTCTTTTATCCATTTTTTCTCTAGCAACATCTTGAATTACTGATTGGATTAAATTTAAAATATCTTTTTTAATTATTTCAAAAAGTTCCTTAACAAATAAAGCTCCTATTTTTGACATTAAGTTTATAAAAAACTTTTTAAATGTTTTCATGAAAGCGACGAATGAGTTAACACCATCAACAAATGTTTGACCTAATGATTTTAACATTACAAATATTGGTAATAATACTTTTGGAGATAGTAACGACGCGGCAATTCCTTGAACGATTAATTTAAGGAAGTTTAAATCTACCGTGGCTTTAATATTCCCCTCAATAGCAAAACCTTGCCATTCAGGATTGTTAATTAATGTTTGAGTTAATGCGTCAGCAGCATCGACTAAATCCTTATCCTCAATAAAATTTAATGTACCTAAATCATTTAGAATGTCATCATAATTAACGGGTAATTTAACATTACCACAATCCTCAAATTCAATCACACCATTTTTAATGTTAGTTACTCTTTGGTCAATATTACGTAAATCAATATCTGTGAATTCAAAAAACGACTCATCAATATCATCGAGTTCGGCTAATTTTGCAATACCACTAACATCGATTTCTTTTTTATTATCAAAACATAAACCTAAAACCCTTTGGATGATTAACATAAGTTTATTAGTGTCTTCGGCTTGAGCTACTCCAACATTTGCACTAATAGATATGGCTCCACTTAATGACTCCATAATATTTGCCATAATATTTGTGAACTCAACAACTTTAGTTGTTCTATAATAATCGGCTAAAAAAGTACCAACTTTATTAATATTGTTTGCTCTATTAGGTAGAGTTACCTTAAACCACGGACCAGTTTCTCCTAAGTTATTTGTGTCAACGTATTGAATATCAAATAACGCTTGTCCTGATTGACCAATATATTGTTGACCGTTGTCAGTTGAGTAAGGTTGACCACTTTGAATTCTTTGATACAACTCTTTGTTCATTGAGAATGGATAAAGTTGTACGTTAACAGGATTTCTTTCGTATAAGACTTTACCTTCTTTACTTGACGGGTCTTTTTTTAATAGGTTAATCAAGTCTATTGAACTTACTTTAACATACACCACCTGAGCCGCATATGTTTGTTGTTGGTCACAACCAACCGCATTTATTGCTTCTTCCATAAGAAGCTCAATAATTTTAGGTTCAATATTCTTAATAACCCTAATTAATGTTTTTTTAACGTAACTAATTGAACTACCTCCCTTACCACCAGTAAGATTATTAATATCTAGTAATTGTTCAAATTGATTTTTGATTTCCCTTTGAAATCTTTTAGTCTGTTCTTTGACTTTATCTATAGACTCAGTAACGTTTTGTTTGGCAGTATCAAAAGACTCTCCAGCTTTTTTAGAAGTGTCATCATATTGAGTTTTTAAATCCTTATATGTGGTGGTCGCCGCAATCTTTTTTTGTGCGTCTTTATAATCAAGACCTAAATCTAATGATGCCATTTTAGTTAGTTTTTCATTTTGTAAGACCCGTCAGGTTTAGACGCGTCTTTTAGTATTAAATTTTCTAATAAATCATCATCCACACCTAAATCAGTAATTGAGAAACTACCACTTCCTGCGGTATTAGATTTTTCCCACATAGTAGATTGCAGTTTAGATAATGTTAATTTCTTTTCAACACAATCGTTAATGATTTTTTGTTGCTTTTCAATAACAGGACCTATTAGAGTCATATCTTCAGGTTCTTTCATCATTGTCAACATTTTATTTTGTATTCTAATCGCAGTGTTTCTTTGTTCAACAAGTTCATTATAGATTTCTTGCATCAAAGATAACATCGACTCTTTAGTTAAATTAATTTCTTTTTTTTGTGGTCTTCCCATTACAATAAATATTAACTATAAAATTTTATTTAACCATATTCTCCACTAAAGTATAATACATTGTTTTGTATTTCTTCATTGACCCCCTAATTTCTTTGGTTGACAAATTAGTCATTTCCCTTAATGAGAGTAGTATAATATTTTTATTAAATTTATTATTATCGTTACCGATAAAAATAGATTCATAATTCTCAAAAAGGTCATGTAACGCATGACCTAGTTTGATTTCGTTTTCCGATAAACTCTCATTTTCTAGCAAATTATCTAACTCAAGTAAAAAGTTTTTAATTACTTTTTCTGAATCAATACCTTCTTTTTCTATACTGTAAGAAAAGTTAGGGTTATTTTCTATACTCGTTGAGATATCTTCATATGATATTTTTCGGTTAGTTTCTTTTTGGTCCTTAATAATTTGACCCATAAGATAATTCTTACAGATTGTACCAAAATATGAATAAGCTTTTTTCTCTCTAGAGGGTTTAAACTTTTCAATTTTTGTCATTAAGAATGAGTGAGTGTCTACATGTATCTCCGTAAAGTCCATGTCTTTTCTATATAATTTGTATCTTCGAATTATCGAAGATATCATCTTATCTAAAGGTTTTTTTAAAAAATCATTATAAATTTTATTTCGTTCTTCGTAGGAGGTTGATTCTAAAAATCTAACAACGGCCTGCTCTTCGGGAACATCAAAATAATTTAATTGTGTTGGTTTTCTACCTTTCTTTTTTAACTCAACATTGGTGTTTCCTGTTAAATTAATAATTTCTGTCATTAAACTGTTTGGGGTTCATACTTTATGGCCCTGTCGTTAATAAAAAAGTATTCTTTTTTGGCCGAGTCAATCCAAAATCTTACTTCACCTTCCGTTAATCTATCGTCACCATTTTTATAATTCCAAAAAATAGACCCGTCTCTCAAGTTAACATGTTTATACCCAATCTTAGGTATTGACATAATCTTAACTGAGTTATGTGTCATTCTTAAGAAAAATTCATATCCAAATGTTAATTTGAATGATGGTTTAATTAAACCAAAATCAATAAAAGATGATGTTTTAATAACCATACCTGAAGTTTGAAAATTCTGATATTCTAATAAAGTTTCATGAGTTAAAATACCCATTTCTGGTGTGAAGTTTGCTGCGAATGTTGCCTCATTTGTAAATCCTGCAAATTTACCTGTTTGGTCTGTATCAACAACGATAGGTAAGAATGCGTCAACATCAGGATATGAGTTAGCGTAGACCTCAACGTTTTTAAACCAAATACTTGAATACTCATCGTCAAACTCAAATAGAGAAACCCATTTAGATTTTGCCGACCTCACACCATGATTTATTTGTGATGCGTAGTTAGCGTCTTTTGTCCACGCAACTTTAACTACATTTAAAGTACCAAAATCAAATTGATTTAAGTAATCTACAATATGTGTTTCGTTAGTGTGAACTATAATTAATTCATTGATACCAACTTTTTGATTTTTTAATGACTCAATACATTTTTCAAAATATTCAGTAAATCCGTTTGCTTTTCCTGACTTAATTGGTAAAATAACCGATACGTCAAATTTTTGTGTGTTTTCCATATTACTCTTCGATAGTTTCTAGTTTAGTTAATTGTTCTTGAAATGAGGCAAATCTTGTGTTAATATAATCAGTAAATAATTTTACCGAAACCTCATTGAATTCTTTTTTTGTTGGTAAATTCTCAACTGTTTTAATCATTTCCTCATATAAATTAGGGTTAACATTGTCCTCCAACCAATTTTGTAAGAAGTCAGCAACAAAATCAACCATTTGATTTTTATTGTTAATCCATATACCATTATCCTCTGACATCCAAGATGGTAGTAAGTTTGGTGTTAAACCTAAAACAGGTACCCCGCAAGTCATTGATTCTAATGGGAATGTACCATAAGCACTTGTTTCATCAATCCATACAGATAAGAAACTTTCTTTTAATGATTTAGAAAATTCTTCTTCGGATAAACCTCTCATATCTCTAAAAGTGACCCATCTATATTGAGGGAATTTTATGTAGAAAGATTTAATTAAATTAACCGAATCTCTTTGGTCTCTTGAATGGACTGCAACAATTGGTTTTGGTGGTAATGTTTGTTTGGTGAATGATTCCGAAATGAATGGTTTTAAAACATCATAAGAAATACCTTTCATTAAGTTTTCTAAAAACTCCATTTGGGTTTCTGATGTAGTAATACATTTGTAAAACCCTAATTGTGACCAAGATTGACCTGGTTGTAATGTTTCCAATACGTGGTCATAAGCTTGACATAACACAATTTTACCACAAGGTAATTTAGCGATTTGACTCATTACAAATCCGTATAATTCAGGGATAACAATAAAATCTTCAGGTGAAACCTCTAAGTTTTGACCTTCGATAGATTTATGAGGTAATGATGTCATGTATGATTCACCTAACCATCCTGATACTCCTGTATAATCAGGTTTCTCATGTAAAATGATTGGGTTATATCCTTCGTTTAATAATGCCATTCCTAAATTATAAATGTAGGCGATTGATGCTTTGGCATTACCCTTAGTATCCTGAACTAAAAGATAGATTCTTGATTTCTTATCTTTCATGTTTTGAACTGACTGTTCTAATTTTGAAATTTGTTCTTTATTCATTGTATTAGTATTTATTTAGTAATTTTTTATTTAAAAGTGTGTTAAAGGCTAATTTAAATGGAATTGTAATCTCTGACCCTTTACCTGCTAAAGTTTCGTCGACTTCATCTCCATCATCCATAATAACATCTAACATGAGTTTAATCGTTTCGTATTTTACGATATTAATTTGTGTACTATCGGTTTCACCCGAAGAAGATGACGGCTCTTGTTTTATTTGGATATATTCGTCAATCTTATCTAAATCCAAATAGTAATGTTCTCCTAATATTTTTAACATTATAAAATAATTTTTAATTTATCTTCCAATTCTTTGATTGTGTTTATTGTGTATTCCGATTCAACATTATTGTTATAAATTGTTTCATATTTAATTAATGTTTTATCTGATGGATGGTCTAATAATAGTGCGGGATTTGCGGTAAGTAAAACATCAATTTCATCCCACATAGAGTTAATTGTTAAATTACTATAGAATTTTACCTTTTCAAATTCGCATCCAAATTTAGATAAGAAAAATAATGAAGCGGGTTTTGATTTATTAATTTCGTCAGAAATAATAATTAAATCATGTTCATTTCTTAATTTTAAGTAGATTTCATTTAAATCGTTAAATGTTGAGTATTCTGCTGATTGAGCATGTCCAAAAATTTCCATAGGAAATTCTTCATACAAGAATGAGTATAACTCCTCATCATTTTCAAAACTAAAATGTTTTTTTAAATCAAGACTATCAACAGGTGTTGTTATCTCGTAATTGAAGGTGTTTTCTTCCTCAATACCGTCAGTCTTATCAATCATGAATTTTTGATAAGTTTGTTCTATTTTGTCTAAAGTGTTTCGTAGAACACCATTAATTTCTATACCTATTCTCATATACGTAAAAAAATATGTAAAAAACCCAATAAGTAAATTAAATTGAATTTATACTTATTGGGTTCGTAATTATTTTAGTTTTCGTATCTTTTTAGGATTTTACTAATTAATGGGTTTCTAACCACATCTTCAGGTTTGAATTCGAATGTTCCAATATCATCCATATTTTGAAACTTTTGTAGTGCGTCCCACAACCCTGTCTGAGTTTTATCTTTATGTCGGTCAAATTGTTCTAAGTCACCTGAAAGGAAGAATTTAGAATTAAACCCAATCCTTGTTAATAATAATTTCATTTGACTTGGTGTTGAGTTCTGAGCCTCCTCGAATAGTAGAATTGAATTGTCGATGTTCATACCTCTCATGTAGGCCAATGCAAAAACTTCGATAGCTTCAATCTCTTTTAATTTTTCTCTCGCTTCTTTACCAATAATCTTATTTAATAAATAATACGATGGGAAAATGTAAGGGTCTAATTTCTCTTCAACATTACCAGGGAGTGAACCTAATTTTTCTTCGGCCTCAACTGCGGGTCTTACAATAATGATTTTTTCATAAGGTGTTGTAGGGTCTGCGAGTAAATCTACCGCCGCTTTCATCGCTATGTAACTTTTACCAACACCTGCAGGTCCTGAACAAATGGTAATTTGACTATTAGTTAAAATGTCATAATACTTTCTTTGACTTTCCGAAAGAAACTTCTCTTTAGATTTTTTCTTTATGATTTGTGATATTAATTCTTTTTTTGTTAGTCTTGGTTTGTACTCATCAACTGGTTTTGGTGGTACTGTACTTCTTTTTTTTCTTTCTGTCATGTTAAAAACTTAAATGTTAATTGTTTTTTAAAATATACTTTAGTTACTGTTTATGTAAATCAATTTCTTTCAAATCCTTCTTCATCATGGTGACAGGTTATTGAGTTAATTAAATAACTTTTTAAGTTATTTTTTAATATATGTTCTCTACATCTATTCCATAATTCACCATCAGAGGGTAACCCAACAACCCCTGTTTCATCAAATAAATCACGATATTTAAATGGTATTGTATTAAAATTCATACATACTGAAGAATGGATTAATGTCGCATAACTTGGTAGAAAATTAATATAATGATTTTCGATACCAATTATTTTTGGCATAGTTTTTTCTGGTGACAAGTAAGTTGACTTAGTACAAACCCAATCGGCGTTTGTATTTAATAGACATTTATTAATTACTTCTAAATGATTTGGTTCCCATACGTCGTCATGGTCCAAATGACAAATATAATAGTTTCCATCGTCTAATGATTTATCAATTCCGTAGTTAACCGCGTTAACACCACCGTAAGACCAAAGAGCATACCCTTTACCATAACGGTCCCTTTCTTTAGCAAACGGGAGGTTTTCAAAATAGAGTTTATCTTTATCGTAACTTTTACATATGTTAATAAACTCTTCATTATCTTCGTACTTGTCTCCAATAACGTAAACTTTAAAATCTTCATGAGTTTGATTAAAAACACAATCTAACGCTCTTTTTAAGTAAAAAGGTGTTGAGTTATCTGTTCTTTGGTATGTTGATATTATAATTGATAGTTTCATGATTATTTAGTTTTTACTTTATTTTTTTAAAACTATCGCATTACCATCAATAATTTCTACATCGTCTCTTATTATTTTTGTTTTTAAAAAATACTTATTATTTTCTTTTTTGTCTAACTCAATCACAATTTCAATCTCATCATTAATGTAACAAGGGTTTTTAAAATTTAAATCTTGTTTTAAATATATTGAACCTTCACCAGGGTAATAGGTTGCAATTATCTTAGAAAAAAAGGAAGATAATAACATTCCATGTGCAATTCTTTTTCCAAATATACTATTTTTGGAATACTCATCATCTAAGTGGATTGGATTTTTATCTCCAGACAGTTCGGAAAAATCCCTCACCATTTTATCTGTTATAGTTATTTTTTCAGAAACTCGCATTCTAAACTGTATAAATTATTTTCTCTATTTTTTATGACCTTAGATGGTATACCAACAACAATTTTAGACTTTTCAACATCTTTAGTCACTAATGATAACGAACCAACAGAACTATGGTCATCAATATTAACATTTGGTAATATCACACTCCCCGCACCAACAATAACGTGTTTACCTAACCTAACATCACCTGATATAACATTAGTGTATTCTTTACTTACTGTTGGATTTGTTAAAAAATTACCACTATAATCATCAGTTGAACTGTATATTGATACTCTTGATGATAATCCTGAAAAATCGTCAAGTGTTATTTTACCGTTCCCGATTAAACTACAAAAAACGGCAATGTGAACATAGTTACCTATTTTAATTCCACCTTCACCAGCGCTAATCACACAAAAATCATCAATTCTAACATTGTTACCTATCGATATGTTCCGTGGATTGTAAATTGAACATTTGTTTGAAATCAAAACATTTTCCCCAATTGATTTAAATCCAATTAATTTTAATTCTTCTTTAGTATAAAACATAGTTATTTTAATTAATTTTTATAGACAGTAAAGAAAGATTATTACTCACTTTCCTTCCAAACTCACCTGTACCTATTCTCGATTTTTTTATTTTATTTTTTTAATTATTTTACGGTAATTTGAATGTAATTCGGTAATATAGTCAGAAAAGGTTAACATAAAATAGTCTACAGATTCTTTCGGTCTTAAGTTTGTTGGCCGACTCATTTCCCATAAGTAATCGTCAAAAATAATAATACCATTATCATTTAATAATTCCCATGACATAATCGCATCCATCATAACATATGGTGCGGTATGATTACCGTCAATAAAAATTATATCGTACATTTTTCCTTCAGTAATTAAAAATGGTAAGACTTTATTTGAAAGACCTTCCCTAACGATTACCTTATTGGCGTTTGTACTTTCATTAATATTATGTAAAAACATTTCTTTAGTTTTTCTTTCACTTAATAACCATTCAGCGTTATCTTTAAAGTAAGAATTTAAACTATTATTATCTTGACTAAAATTAGTCCATGGGTCGACACAAGTTATCGTTGATTTGTCGTTTTGTAAAATATTATCTAAAAACCAAATAGTGGATTTACCCTCAAAACAACCTATCTCAAGGATATGAATTTCTTTTGTTGGGTCTAAATTATTTAATACGGATAACCCATCGTTGGTAAACCATTCTTCTGTAAATTTGTAATTTTTCATTGTTGATATATTTTAAAATTTGATAAATCTGGATAAGGTAATTCTAAATCCTCATTATGTTTTGGAGTCCCATCCATATTATAGAACTGATTCATTAATAAATAACCTCTCGCGGCTAATTCGGGCATCATATAAAAATTCCAACCTAACATATCAAAATGGTCGTCATGGTATGAACATTCTCTTCTCCCACTATATCTTGCTCGTTTGAACCAAAGATACGCATCATAGTCGTCTGTTAAAATTGCACCACCCTTAGACAGTTTAAAGTGTTTGTATGGTCCTGTGAATGAGATACACATATGAGTGTTAGGTATGTACATATTACTAGTAAACCTAAGTGCCGAATCCCAAACTTTTGTTGGGGACAACTGGTACGCACCTTTTATAGTTTTACCCTCAACAGGGGTAAATTTAACCTTACCTCCCGCATGAATAATCTCACATGGTACCGATGGGTATGTTCTGGATGGAATCTCAATTTCCATACCTTTAATATTCTCATACATTAGTGATAAGAATAATGCGTTACTTTGATTATCCACTGTTACAACGTACTTCGCACCTGTATATTCGGATAGTTTAGTTTCAAAATTTTCTGTTATTTGGTAAATTCCTTGTGCCATTAGTTTAATTTAAATATAAAAGGTTTAATATTGTTTTCGTTTTTAATCATAAAAGGATAAAAAGTGTTAATGTAATCTTGACGGTAATTATCATCATTATCTCCTCTGGTTTGACTCTCATAGTGATAAGCAACTAAATTACCGTCATAATAATTATTTAGACCTAATGAAAGACATTTGATGTTTAATTCCGCATCCTCTAAACAAGTTTGATAATTTTCGTTAAAATAACCACACTTTTCAAATATGGTTTTATTAATCATTAATAGAGCTGCAGTAGACCCCAATACTTTTTTTATTGATGGTGTATAAGTATAATATCCTTTTAATCCCGAATGTGTTAATTGTATTATATTGTTATGAATATAAATTACCATACCATCATGTTGTACGGTATTATCTAAATAATGTAGACGACAACCGACAGTACCAACTTTTGGAGTTGTTTTGAATATTTTTAACATACCATAAATAACGTTGTTTAATAATTTAATATCATTATTACAAAATAACAAATATTCGTGAGTGTTATTTAGATGGTTTTTAACCACATCATTATTAATTTTTGCAAAATTATAATAATCATATTCAATTAATTTAATATTATTATAATCAGAAATAAATGATTTAAGTTTTTCTTTATTTTCATCAGTTGACCCAGTGTCGGCGATAAAAATGTCAAATAAATTAGGGTTACAATGTTCGTAAAAAGATAGAATACATTCACTTATTAATTCGAACTTATCTTTTGTTGGTATAATTACCGAAACTTTACCAATATTTTTAGTTGGTTTTTCGTTTATTTTAGGAACGTAAATACTGTTTGGTTTTAAGTCTAATGGCAATTTAGACGAGAACTTCTCTAAAAATTTAGTTTTACTTTCAAAAAATTCCTCATTTGGTCGTCCAACTGATTGGTGGGTAATATCAAAAGAAAATGTAACCCCAATTTTTACCCCGTCTAAATAATTACTTAAACAGAATGGGTGGTCATAAAAATGAAACTTACCAATAGTCTCATTAAAATTATGTTTTATTTTTGTTTTATCGAATGAAATGAATAAACCATCAATAGTCACTACTGGTGTTAATTCATCTAATTTTGCGGAATACTTATTAACCCATTTTTTACGACCCTCAGGTTGGTGATATACATGACCAACCATTGTTTGAGCCATTCGTTCCCAATAGACTCCTGATTCAGGAAAATATGTTGACCCTGCCTTCCCAATGATTCCGTAATCAGGGTTATTTTCGAAATCTTTAAATAATTTCTTACCCCAATTATTTTCTAATTTGATGTCGTTATGACAACAAACCACAATATCATAAATTGATTGTGATATACCTTTGTTATATACCTCAGCCAAACTGTATTGATTATTGTTCTGAAACTCTAAAATCTGAACATGTTTTAATCCAACAGTTTGTAACAAATGTTGTTTAAATTTGTTATTATAAGTTTCGTCTTTATGGGTTGAATAAATTATTGTTATCATATTAAATTCCTGTTGAACCGAATCCGTTACTATTACGGTCTTTTTTTGTTACTTCATTTCTCTCATCCAAATAAACCCAACCACCATTAACTACGGGACATAAAACTGCTTGAGCAACTTTCATACCTTTAGTAATTGTAAAAGGTTCTTTATTTGTATTAAATATAATTACTTTTACTTCACCTGTATATCCATTATCTACCGTTCCTGGAGAGTTTAAACACATTAAACCTTGATTAATGGCTAACCCACTTTTAGACCTAACTTGAATTTCATATCCATCTTTAATGTCAAATGATAATCCTGTCGGAACTAAACCTCTACCAAGTCCCTCAATTGTAATATCTTCAACTGAGTATAAATCAAATCCAGAATCACTTGGGTAGTTATAACTTGGGGTTACGGCATCAAGATGTAGTTTATTAAAACCTAATTCTAACTGAGCTTTATAGTTTTTCATATCAACTTCTAATTGTTTAACATCAACACCAAACTCCTCAAGGATTTGATTATAATCAATATCATTGTTTTCTGACATTGATAGTATTGATTTTAGCTCTTCGGCTTTTTTCTTTAAAAAATCTAAATCTATTTCTTCTGACATTATTTAAGTTCTTTTAATTTTTTTATCACCTCAATTAATACGTTAACGTCTCGTTCACAGTATTCTGAGATTTCTTTTAATTTACCATGGTTCCAATATGAATTATGTACTTTATCTCCTGTGATTTCACCTTCTTTTGGTGATGGAATCTCCATTGAGGTACACATTAAATCTAATGAACCAATCGCCGTATAAGCACCATATTGCCAAATTTCTTTAGTGTCGATGGCTTTAATTTCCCATGGTTTTGTATCGTATGACGGTAAAATTGATGGTGGAAGTAATCCATTAATAATCATTCTTTTAGCCATCATTGGAATATCAAAATTCTTTAGATTATGCCCACACAGAAAGAAATCCAATCTTCCACAACGGTCCAATAATTTCTGACAATCACGTAATAATTGTTCCTCATCATCACCAGAAAACGTTTGTTTTTTAACTTCACCATTATCCATAACAAAGGCAACACTAACACATACAATCTTTGCAAATTCGGGTACCAGCGCGGTTCTTGTTGAGAATATAATATTTTTTCTTTCATCTTCGTTTTCCCCTTTAATTGCGTCTTCAGGGAATCGTTTTAAAAACCAATCGAAATACTTATCGAATTGATGTGCAATTTCAGGACGTTTTTCAACACAAGTATCGAAGTCTTTTTCAATCCCAACTGTTTCTATATCAAGAAACAAAATTTTAGTAATAGGTATTTTAATCATTTGTCTCTAAATTTTTTAAAATTTCAGGGTTTTGTTTCAATGTTTGTATTGTGATTAAATCTTTGATTTTAGTTGTTGACCAATTGTGAGACCTTGTGGTGTAAACTACCTCAATTGGTAGATGGTCTCCAGTAAACCTCTTACCAATATAATCGTCACCTAAAATTCTAACATCAGGTTTATAAAACTCAATAAGTTTTATTAAATCCTCTTCAGTTTGATATGTCACAACTTCATCAACATACTTTATTGACATTAAAGTTTTATATCTTTCATATAATGGAACGACTGGTTTATACTTTGTAAATCTTGTCTCAGACGGGTCTCTTTGTAAAAAGACCATAAAGTAATCACACTTTTCTTTTGCCGCTTCAAAAGTGTAAATATAACCTGGGTGTAATAAATCAAAATTACCTGCGGTGAACCCAACTTTACCTTTTTTATTATACATATTATTTAATTAATGATTTATAAAATTCTGCTCTATTTTTTGTTACGGTATTTAAATCGTATTTGTCTTTAACCGTTTCATATAATCTTTCTCCCATATCTGTAATCAAATTAGGGTTTTGAACTAACTTTTTGATGTGTTTCGACCAATCACTATGATTTCTTTGCTCACCGACTAATAAAGCATTACCATCAACAAAGTTACCATTCTTCATACAATGTTTCAAGTCGATTGTATATGGACCTATTTCAGACGCGATTAACGCTTTCTTATAAAATCCTGCTTCAATAACTTTTAACTGAGATTTCATTCTATTAAAGACGTGATTTTTGATTGGAGCTAATGAAATATCAAATTTAGAATAATTCATTGCATATGTGGTAACAGGTTTTGTCCAAACTCTAAGATAAGGTAATTCTTTATTTGAAACATAATCTTGTTCTTTATATTCCATTAAGAATTTTTTATAATCCTCATCAACTAAATTATAATTGTTTGTAAAAATCTCTTCATATTTTGCCCACACAGTTTCGTGAGGTAAAATGTCTCTACGTTTTTGTTCCCCCGTTTGTGGATTAATCTCAGTAACAGTACCACGAGTATCAAACCCACAAATAACATATTGAATTTTGTCATTAATGTCCTTACCATTTCTTTGAGTGAACCCTTGTAGTAACATTAAATCATGTAAGTGAGATGAGCCACCTAACCACCCAACTCTAATTCTATCTGATTCAACGGTTGGTTGATTGAATTGAGGTTCTTTTGGGTTAATTGCATTGGGGAATACAACAACATTTTTATTAAACCTTCTAATTTCATTTGCAAAAATATCTGTTGTTGTTGTAACATAATCAGCTTCTTTTAAGTTTGCAACAATTTTTTCGTTAATTTTTTGTTGAACAATTATTTGATGAATAGGATGTTCTTTTGTTGGTAACCAATAATCATCAATGTCAACAATAACGATAATTCCTAGTGATTTTAACTTTCTAATGATTAGTGGAGTATTGTCGTAATTACTACCAATATTTCTATGTACGTGAACGATTTGATATTTTTTCCAATAATTTGGGTCATTGATTTTTGGTTCGTAGTCAATGTCTAAATGGAAGTCGTCAGGATATAAATTTTGTAAATGTACGTGAGGGTCGATAGAACGAAATTTCCCAACACCACTTTTATCACTTGGTAGTACTAAAACATTAATTTTTTCTTTCATAATATAAAATTGTCTTAGAAAATATAATAAGAAAATAATAGAATATCAACCTTATAAAATAAAAAACCCCCACATAGTTATGAGGGGGGTTTTCTTTAGAGTAAACTTGTTTTTAAGATATTTTTTTTATCTTAGTAACCTTACCTTCAAATATATGCTTACCTACCTTAAAAGAAAATACTTCATTTGATTTTTGGGTTGATTCGGCGATTAATCCATTTTCTAATAAAACCTCTTCAACAACTTCTCTTAACAATTCTTTTAAACTTGACAAATCTTGAGTCGGTATTGATTGTTCGGTAACTCTTTTTGGTTGAGGTCCTCTTGGAGTTCCTTTAGCGTCAACATTCATCAATCTTGCGGCTTTATCAATCAAATCATTAGATAATGAAGGTCCTGCCATTGAGTTTGGTTGATTGATTGGATGTTCTATCATTAACCTTTTAATCTCATCAGGTAATTTAGATGACATAACCCTATCTTTGGTTATTGGTTGTTGTGTTGAAGGAACTGATTGAGTTACAGATTCCTGCATAAATTCTTGTGGTAAGTTATACTTGGCTTGTGGGGCTTCGTAATCCTGAACCATTGGACTTGTCATATTTAAATTATTACCCGCTCTTGGGGTATTATTATGTTTATCCATAATAGCCTTAGATACCATTAATTTTTGTATTAAGTCGTTTTCGTTTGTCATATCTTAATTATTGTATTGGTTCCGTTGGTTCCGTTGGTTCCGTTGGTTCCGTTGGTTGTTGATTAAACACTGCGTTAATAATAACTCTATTCATACTTTTGTCCCCTGATGGATTATATCCTGGTTTAGATGAATCAAAATTTTCTCCCGTTGGTTTAAATGATAATATTTTATCAACTCTGAATAATCTCCACCCAGGTAAAGGTTGTTCGCCTTTATACGCGGTATGAGAAGACCCTTCATTATCCCAAGCTCTTAAAACAGGATTATCTGACTTACTATACCCAAGACAAACAGGTTCGATTTCTCTTAACCCTCTACCACCTGGCTCATCACCATCATAGTAAATTACTATCTTATTTCTTTTTTTTATAGCATCAACGATTGAGTCAATCGACGCTACTTCTAAAATAAGAGATTTAACTGTGTTGTAAAGTTTCATTATGCACTTGGTGTAGTATACGGTGAGTTGGGTTTAAATTCATTAATAACTACCTCGGCCTTTCTCTCTAAAATGTCTTGGATTGCTCCCGCACCTTGATTATAAACATCTAAAAATCCTCCAGTACCTTTACCTTGAGCATCTCCATCGGCAATAGCGTCAGGATTAACCGCAGAATATTGGTTTGTTGGTTTATAATCATTCTTTGGGAATAATTTTGCTCTCTCCATCTCAGCAATTGATGATAAATCATTTTTAGGTTGCTCGAAACTAATTGGTTCTGTTGTTGGCATATTATATTATTTTTTTAATTAAATCGTTTATTCTAGTTAAATTTTCCATGATAGCAGTGTCATATTTATCAACGGTTGATTTGTGACTTTTACTAGGTCTATTAATCGTTGTCATGTCATTCTTCTCATGTGGCTGAATAAATTGATTAGGTAAAACCTCAGATTTATTCTTTTTAGTATTGTGTACATTATCTCTCATTGAAGTTAAGGTGTTGTGAACCCAATTTTTAACATAATGACCCCCATTTAAAATATAAGATAAATCATTTTCGTCACCCTCAAACTTATCAAACCAATTTTTCATTCGTTTTAATTGTTGATATGTAACTTCACGACTATCTCTTAGTTCTTTGTTTCTCTTATAACCCTCAACACTTTCGTCAGCACCTCCCGCGGCATCATGACACTGTTGTAAATAACTTACAACCTCCTCAGGTAGAGAAAATTTATTTCCATATAAATCTTTATTCATTTGATTTTAATATGTTAATTAATTTAGAAATACTGATACCTTCTTTATCTGCTAATTTTTTAATTGATTGTAAATTTTTAACTAATATCTTACTAACGCTTTCATCACGTTTTACAACGTCTGAACTATCTTTAGATTTCTTAGTTAAGATGTCCTCAACCATTTTAATCATTTTTTCTTTTTGTTGTTCTTCAATACTATCTTTTTCAGAAAGTCTTTGTTTTAATTTACCACCAACTTTCTTAGCTTTGGGTAATTTACCAAATTCTTTTGCTCTTTGTACGGGATTCTCAACACCCATCTTTTTTAATATATTTATAGTTTCTTTAAAATCTTTTCCTTCAGTCTCAACATATCCAAAGGCTTCTGAATAGTCAACTTCTGACACAATATTTTCTTTTTCTTCTTCACTCTCACCATAATAAACACGGTAACCTCTTGTTACAGGGTCATTTGTTGTTCTAGCCATAACAACAGTTTGGTCCATTGTTTTTCTTGGGGAAAGGGTTAAATTTATCAAAGGAATTCTTGAACTTAACATAGTTCCGTCAGAATCAACTAACTCACCAATCTCACCCGAAGATTTTTTTACACCTTTTAATTTATCCTCAATATCAATTGTTGTTTGTTTTTCTTTTGATTTTAAAATATTATTTACAACATCTTTAACTTTTTTCGAATCTTTTTTATCGAAGTCCATTTTTTTGTCTTTTTTTCTAGATTCGGTTAAAGTGTCAGCAATAGAATAGTATAAGGAGATTTGGTCTCCTCTATCTTTTAAAAAGAAGTAATAATTATTACTGTAGTATTCTTTGTTAAAATTTATCATAACACATTTTCCAATAAATACTTCGATTTAGAGTATTTATCATAAAAAAGATGGCAAGTCAAAATATAAATCAATACGTCCGCTCAAATTGGTCTCTAAAACTTAATTTAGATTCCAATGATATGTCTTTGACCTCAGATGAACAAGACTACAATCAAGAGGTTGTTTTCTCCCCATATTTGATTGCACAAACATACGGAAACCGACTTCCTGTTTATTTTGACATTAACAATCCTTTAAGTGTTCAAAACCAAACACTTTCATATAAACAATACAATAATAATAATATTTTTGTATCTCAAAATTATTACAATCCAAATAATGATGATTTGACTTGTTACTCATCATCAACATCATGTGATATTGGGTTAACAGGTGTTGACAACGGATTAGTCAACCAAATGACGGGTGAAACGATAACATTCACTAAAGGTTTATATTCTGATTATTTAAAATTCAATAGAATGTATTACGACCGAAGATTAAAGTTACATCAAGTTACAGGTCACACCAATTTACCTAACGTAAGATTTTCGGGGTTTAATAAAACCGTTTTATACGAAGTGGTTAGTAAATCAAGCCCTTTTGAGGGTAGATACCACGAATTATATGGTGGTTTTTATCAAGGGTTTTATAAATTATTTGGTTTTGATTATGAGATTTTTCCTGAAAGAATGAATAAAGGATGGTCCGTTGAAATGGTTTTGAAACCAAGACTTATCAATGAGTATTCTCCATTACCTAATGAAACAACTCTTAATGAAATTTATCCAAACAATAAGAATACTTTTTTTTATTTTGGAACTAGAGCTGAAAATAAATTTTATCACCACGCCAGTGGTAGTCCATTGTGTTTTTCGGGGTACAATCGAGTAACATCAGGTCTAACTCAACTACAAACATGTGCTTGTTGTAATAGAACAATTACGGATAGTAGATGTGTATTTGTTTATCCGCCAAGGTCAGTAAATAATATTCATGACCCTCACGTTAATTATGGGTGTAGTAGTTGTAATGGAGACCCAGAAAAGAAAATTACTTGTGGTTGTGATTGTAATTTAGACCCTTGTGAAACTTGTGGGTGGGAATGTCAAACACACATATGCGACACTATAATTATCCCAACACCAACACCAACACCCCCTCCAACGCCAATACCTGATTGTGAACTACCACCTGTTTGCACACCATCATGTGATGTTTGTACAACAACCACAACTTGTTATAACTGTAATACAGGATTTACATCAATCGAAAATACTTGTGAAACAAATCCAATATATGATTCTATGTCAAACGCATTATCTTTTAGATTATGTGGTGACCCAAAAAATCCTGGTATCGGAGTTAGAATGTTAAAATTCACAGGAGACTGTGTTACTACGGGTTCTTGTGAAACAAGTGGAATTACGTACACTACAGGACACACTATTGTTGATTATTGTACACCCCCAATTTACCCTACATGTTTATTAGAGAATCCCGCGTGGTTAGAGGAGGAACATTGGTTTCAAGTAGATGCGGTATGGGAAAGATATACATGGTTAGATACGTGTGATTTATGGTATCGAGGAGGACTTGGTGATATAACTGAAAAACTTTATTTAGAATCATTAGCAAATAATGCAACATCATTAATTACAATACCATACACTCAAATTGGTGGTAAAACATCAGAACAAATTGAGTTGGTTAGATTAAATGAAAAATGGTTAATTGATAAATTATATCGAAATGGGAGACTTAAGATTTACGTTAATGGTAAATTATTTCATACAATTGAAAATTTTGAGGAGATTATCCCAAGAGGGTTAGATACCGACAAAGAAAAACAAGTTGGTGTTCCATTTAATATATCGTGGGGTGGAGGTACCCAAGGACTTAGAGAAAATTTAACTTTTTCATCTATGACGCAACCTTACGGACCTTATATTCAAGACCCTGAAAATTTCCCAATTAATGATTTATCGGGGACAACATTTAATGGGTTAAAAACTAATATATTAATTGAACAGAATTTTGCGGGAACTTTTGATGGTGCCATTTCACAATTTAGAATGTATGTTACCCCATTATCGGCTCCTGAGGTAAAACACAACTTTAATTTATTAAAAAATACTTTCAGAATGTTTAACCCTGATTGTCCTGACTGCTCGACATCGGTTTGTTTACCTAACGACTTTACATACCAAATATCTGGAGAAACAACAACAACCACCACCACAAATTTAACCACAACGACAACAACAACCTCAAATTTAACGACAACAACTACAACCTCAAATTTAACAACAACAACTACAACCTCAAATTTAACAACAACTACAACCACATATTCACCGACCCCAACACCAACTAACACCCCAACACCAACACCGACTAACACTTCAACACCAACTTCAACACCAACTTCAACACCAACACCTACACCTACACCTACACCTACGGTTTATACACCTGGAGAGTGTATTCGTTTTATTGATGATTTAACGGATTGTACTGGTACAATTGCATTACCATCAAATATAAGTCCTTCAACTCAGATTAATGGTAAATCATCATATTATTTCACTTATTACTCTATCGCCCCACCCACCGTATTAATGAGGATTTCTTGGGATAATATAAATAATTATTGGATTTTAGAGGATATGTCCACATATTATCCATTACCTAACCCACTCGCATATCTTCCTATAAATAGTCTTACACCAATTGGGGGAATGAATAATTGGGTACCACTACCAAATATTATAGGTAGTTGTCTATATGGAGGCGGTGCAGGAATACAGCATATAAATTTTCTGACGTATACGGTTATTGGAGATTGTTCATCTTGTTGCAAAACATTCCAATTATATAGTGGATTTGGACCTGGAACTGGTTCAACGTATCAAATTTTATATTGTGATAATACTGTCGAAGTTATTGATGTACCATTATATGTTACCATAACTTATAAATGTGCCATCAATGTAATTAAACTTAATGGTGGAGGAACTGTAACAGTTGTTGATATCAATTGTGATTGTGACCCAAATAATTTAAGTATATGAATGAAACAATTGTAATATCTAGTATCAATTATAATGGTCAAATTGCTAATGTTGTTTTTAAACCTGACAACAGTATGGACGCTATTAATTTAGGTGATGTATTATTACCTTTTTTATTTGAACCTAACTTATTAACTCCCCCAAGAGAGGTTTATGGTGTTTATACTATATTAGTTATTAATTCTGACTGCCCTAACTTCTTAACTGTTGTTAGACCAATTCCATCACCAACACCTACACCAACACCTACAAGTACCCCAACTCCTATTCCTACAAGTACGCCAACACCAACACCAACAGACACTCCTTGCCCCCCACAACCAACTAAAACGCCTAAACCAACCAAAACACCAACTCCAACACTACACCCAACACCAACCCCTACTTTTGACCCTTGCGCCACCCCAACACCAACCCCAAAACCAACTCGTGCTCCAAGACCAACACCAACATTAACTCGCACCCCTTGTGTAACACCAACAATTGGTTTATAATATTAAGTTTAAGAATAAAATAAAAATAAAAGATATTTATTAAATAAAAAAAAAACTATGTCAACATCAAGACCATTTGCATATAATCCAACATTATCACTAATCAATGGGGCTATCCGAGTATTTAATAGTACATTAACTATTGGGGTTGACGACCAAGACTACACATTACAACCAGGTGGAATTCAATGGTGGAACGGACCCGATGAAGACCTTGGGTATGTAATCGCTCACTCAGTTCCAACAGGAACACAACCAAATCCGTTAGGGATTTCTGCGTATGTAGGATTTTGGAGGTCGTTGTCGTTAAATGAAATTTCATTTGTTGAAAAGGCGGGATTTGTTAGTAGTAAAACTTACACAACAGGTGACGAGGCGTATATTTGGATGAACGGTTTTGGACATTGGTCTTCTTGGGAAGTAAATCCAGGTTCGTTAATATTTCCAAATAGTTCTAATACGGCAAGGATTATTCCTACTCATATTGGTACAGTTAATGAATTCTTTACAATTGAATTTTGGTATTTTGGAAATCCAGTATCAACAGGTAGTAACCAATACATATTTAGTCAAAGTGCTTCATTTGGTGGTGGTGATTTAAATTTATATATTGACCCATCAGATAGTTGTCTTCACGGATTATCCACTGGTAATGCGATATCTCTACCATTGTCAACAAATGTTTGGCAACACATTGCAATTACATGTGACAATGGTCAAGTTAAAGTCTATTTTGATGGTAATGACAAAACTGCCGTTGGAATACCTAACACTCTGATTAGTAACACTATTGGTTTAATTTATTTTGGCTCTTTACTATCGAGTAGTAATTTTTTAGATGCGAAACTTACTGATATAAGGATATGTAGAAATATTGTATATACAAGTGGGTTTACAACCCCCAAAAGTTCATTATTACCAATACAAGGTGCAAATCCTTACGGAGGTGCGTCCACTAATCAAATTAATGATGGTGACTGTGTTCTTTTAATTGACTCATTAAATTCACCCTCTTTTCAACAAGACCTTAGTAATTTAGGTAGTACCGTTATTGTTGGGGCAATAACACGTAGTTCTGACACTCCTTATTAATAACTATAAAAACATAAATAAAGTCCTCCAACCCTTGGGGGATTTTTTGTTTTAAAAAAGAGTTAAAGTAAATACTAACTATTTATTCAATATGACACAAATTGAGATTACTGGAGTTTCTGGAGTTACATTACCGTATGATTTATATGCGTGTGATGTGTATGGGAATCAATGTGTTTTAATTTCAACTATTAACACTCAAGTACCTCCATCAATATCTATTGTACTACCAACCACATTCAATTCAGCCCCCGCCGTTGGAATAAAAATCATAGACTCTTTGGGGTGCGAAAAGTTCGGAATAATTTATTGTGACGAGAAAGGTAAGATTTATCAAGACGGAGAAATCTTTATTTTCATGGATGCAAATATTTATATATTCGAAGACCAATAAAAACCAAATTATGAAAAGATTCATATTTATACATATAGACTAAAAAGATGCCGAATTATCAAAGACTGACCGACAGAACCCAAGCTCCGATAGTATCTCCAGATGACATTGTACACATTGTCATTACGGGTGATACATCACAAAACCCCGCAGGTTCATCATATAAAGCAAGTATCCAACAAATTGCGGATGCTCTATCCCTTGCTGGTACTTCAGGTACTGCAGGAACAAGTGGTGTTAATGGTTCATCAGGAACAAGTGGTGTTAATGGTTCGTCAGGTTCAAGTGGTCAAAATGGTACTTCAGGTTTAAGTGGTTCTTCAGGAAGTAGTGGAACATCAGGAAGTAGCGGTTCTTCGGGTAGTTCAGGAACTAAAGGAACATCAGGTTCAAGTGGTACTTCAGGAATATCAGGTTCTAGTGGAACAAGTGGTTCATCAGGAAGTTCAGGTTCAAGTGGTTCATCAGGAAGTTCAGGTTCAAGTGGTTCTTCTGGTAGTAGTGGTTCTTCAGGAACTAACGGTTCTTCAGGAACTAACGGTTCTTCAGGAACTAACGGTTCATCGGGTTCATCGGGTTCTTCGGGTGAAAGTGGTTCATCAGGAACATCGGGTACGTCAGGTAGTAGTGGTTCTTCTGGTAGTAGTGGTTCTTCAGGAACTAACGGCTCTTCAGGGACTAACGGCTCTTCAGGGACTAACGGCTCTTCAGGGACTAGTGGAAGTTCGGGTACTGATGGTTCATCAGGTACTTCAGGTACTGATGGTAGTTCAGGAACAAGTGGGACTGACGGTTCTTCAGGAACGTCAGGTTCTTCAGGAACAAGTGGGATTGACGGTTCTTCAGGAACTTCAGGAACTGACGGTAGTTCGGGAACTTCAGGTGCTGATGGTTCTTCGGGAACTTCAGGGTCTAGTGGTATAAGTGGTGTTAATGGTTCTTCAGGGACTTCAGGTATTAGTGGGACCGATGGTAGTTCAGGTACGTCAGGAAATAGTGGGTCTTCAGGAACATCAGGAACAGATGGTTCTTCAGGAACATCGGGCTCAAGCGGAACAAGTGGTACCAATGGTAGTTCAGGTACAAGTGGAACTGACGGTAGTTCAGGTACAAGTGGAACTGACGGTAGTTCAGGAACTAGTGGTATTGACGGTTCTTCAGGAACAAGCGGTACTGACGGTAGTTCAGGAACAGATGGTTCATCAGGAACTAGTGGAACAGATGGTTCTTCAGGAACATCGGGCTCAAGTGGTACAGATGGTAGTTCAGGTACAAGCGGAACTGACGGTAGTTCAGGAACTTCAGGAACAGATGGTTCATCAGGAACTAGCGGAAGTTCAGGAACAGATGGTTCATCAGGAACAAGTGGAACTGACGGAAGTTCAGGCACTTCGGGTTCAAGCGGATTAAGTGGTGTTGATGGTTCTTCAGGAACAAGTGGAACTGACGGTAGTTCAGGAACAGATGGTTCATCAGGAACTAGCGGAACTGACGGTAGTTCAGGAACAAGCGGAAGTTCAGGAACAGATGGTTCTTCAGGAACAAGTGGAACGGATGGTTCTTCAGGGACTAGCGGTTCTTCAGGAACAAGTGGGAGTTCAGGTACTTCAGGAACTGATGGTTCTTCAGGAACAAGTGGAACTGACGGTAGTTCAGGAACAAGTGGTACCGATGGTTCAAGTGGTACCTCGGGTTCAAGTGGAATTAGTGGTGTTAACGGAACTAATGGTACGTCAGGTTCTTCAGGAACAAGCGGAACAGATGGTTCATCAGGGACAAGCGGTAGTTCAGGAACAGATGGTTCATCAGGAACTAGTGGTACTAACGGTTCTTCAGGAACTAGCGGAACAGATGGTTCATCAGGAACAAGTGGAACTAGCGGAACAGATGGGTCATCGGGAACAAGTGGAACATCAGGTTCAAGTGGATTAAGTGGTGTTGACGGTTCTTCAGGAACAAGCGGAACAGACGGTTCTTCAGGAACTAGCGGTACTGATGGTTCTTCAGGAACAAGCGGAACTGATGGTTCTTCAGGTACTAGTGGAACAAGCGGAACAGATGGTTCTTCAGGAACAAGTGGAACATCAGGTTCAAGTGGATTAAGTGGTGTTGATGGTTCTTCAGGTACTTCAGGAACAGATGGTTCTTCAGGAACAAGTGGAAGTTCAGGTACTTCAGGAACAGATGGTTCATCAGGAACTAGCGGTACTGACGGTAGTTCAGGTACTTCAGGAACATCGGGGTCAAGTGGTTCTTCAGGAACTAGCGGTACTGATGGTTCTTCAGGAACAAGCGGAACTGATGGTTCTTCAGGTACAAGTGGAAGTTCGGGTACTGATGGTTCTTCAGGTACAAGTGGAAGTTCTGGTACAAGCGGTTCTTCAGGTTCAGGCGGTTCCTCAGGAACAAGTGGAACAGATGGTAGTTCAGGTACTAGTGGAACAGATGGTTCTTCAGGTACTTCAGGGACAGATGGTTCATCAGGTACTTCAGGAACAGATGGGTCATCGGGAACAAGTGGAAGTTCGGGTACTGACGGTAGTTCAGGAACTAGCGGAACTGATGGTTCTTCAGGAACATCGGGGTCAAGCGGATTAAGCGGTGTTGATGGTTCTTCAGGTACAAGCGGAACTGACGGTTCTTCAGGGACTAGTGGGAGTTCAGGAACTGATGGTTCTTCAGGAACTAGTGGTACATCAGGTACAGACGGCTCTTCAGGAACTAGCGGTACATCAGGTACAAGTGGGACAGATGGTAGTTCAGGAACCTCGGGTTCAAGTGGATTAAGTGGTGTTGATGGTTCTTCAGGAACTAGCGGAACTGACGGTAGTTCAGGAACAGATGGTTCTTCAGGAACTAGTGGAAGTTCAGGAACTAGTGGAAGTTCAGGTACAGATGGTTCTTCAGGAACAAGTGGAACGGATGGTTCTTCAGGGACTAGCGGTTCTTCAGGAAGTTCAGGAACAAGTGGTACTGACGGTTCTTCAGGAACTAGCGGGACAGATGGCTCGTCAGGTTC